AGTGCTACTGTTAGACTATTTGAAAAAACAGGTATTTCCAAGAATGGTGGTATATTTAATGTCTATAATGAGTCACCTGCTTCTTACAACTTTATCGTAGATGGAGCTGAATGTGGTGATGAAAGAGGAACATTGAGATACTTCTATTCTCAAATGGATTTGAAGTAAAAAAGTGATAATATAGAAAGGGGGAATATCGTATTTCCCCTTTCTTGTTTTCTTTGCTATCTTTGTGACAAACAGTTATTAACATGGCATCAGAAGATAATAGAAACATAGCGGTTCCTCAAACAGGTATGAATCGCGATCTGCATCCGTCGAGTCTTACGGATCAGCATTATACGTTTGCCTTGAATGCCAACATCGAATCCGAGGATGGTAATGTTGGGATGAGATCTAATGAGCACAGTAATCTTAAATGCATTGATTTCGATGGATTTAAAGTTATTGGTTACAAGAATGATCTTACTTCAGGCAATATCTATTTTTTTATAACAAATCCTGAAACAGGCGTATCTAAAATAACTTATTTCAAGCCTGAATCCGATACAAGTATCTTATCCGATTCCGATATAGAATCTATGGTAGAAGGATCGGAGTCGTTGTGTTCTGGCATGAAGACCTTGCTGGAAGACAACGAGCAAGATCCGTGCCTTAATTTCTCTATCTACCATCCTATAAAAACCATAGAAATAAAGACAGAGAAATGTGGGAAATGCATTTACTGGACTGACGATTATAATCCTCCCAGGTATGTTATTGTAGATAAGGCCCTGACTCCTGATGATGAAGGTGATATATGGTATCATTATCATGGGTATAAGATATGTGATAAAGAATACGATAGGAAAAAGTTCATGCAGGAGAATGGCTGTTTTCTGGCATGTGAGAAACTTAGGGTGTTTCCGCTACTCAAACCCATGTGCATAGAGCCGGCTCAGATAGAGTACGGGGGCAGTCTGCGCTCAGGCGTCTACCAGGCTACTGTGGCTCCTTGTGACGAGTTTGGAAACGAGCTTGGAAGTTATTCTAATCCTACTAATCCTGTCCCTATATTCGATGAACAGTATATTACTCAAAAAGATGGCAAATGGGGAGAACGTACTAATTTAGGTATTAGGTTTGTCGTATCTAACATAGATCGTCAAGTTGAGTATTTTAAGGTTGTTATCATTCAAAACACAGTAGGATACAACGGAGAAACCCAACCGGTTGTCGACTATTTTGTAGAAGGTATTCATCCTGTATCAGAAAAGACTATATTGTATTATTCGGATCTTAATAACAAACGTACTACATTCGAACACATATCCTTAAAAAAACCTGTGTATAACACATCAAGGGGGATTGTGGCTGTCGGGAATCGTCTTCTTCAATATGGTCTTACGGCGGAAAAAGAATGGAATTTACAGCCTGTAGTTTCCCTCATGGGACACTTCCTTCAATGGCAGGCGTCGGTAGCCCACGAAGATCTGTATAAGGACGGTAATGCCTGTTCGTTGTATGTGGGGTATATGAGAAATGAAGTGTATCCGTTTGCTATTTCTTTTAAGTGCTCCAACGGTTACAAAACTCCGGCATTTGTGTTAATACCTCCCCCTTATAAAGATGCTGCGGCAGAAATAGAAAATAAGGATACTGATAGAGTATATAAGTCCATAAACCAATATGCTCCTCCTTGCTCAGGGCAAGAGCGTAAATTCAAGTGGCAGTATTATAATACGGCAGGAGATCCGAAGGATTTTGATGATGAAGAAACCGGACAAGAAGAATGTAAGAATCCGGCTACTATCGGTCAAACCATAACATTGCAAAATGATTTTAAGACTTATACGAACGTTAGTTTTACATTCAGAAGTCAGATTATAATAGATGAGGTGATTAATTATTTTTCATCTAATATAAAAGACATCGCATGTAATACCGCTACAGAAGAACCTAATAATGCTGCTGCCAACGAAATATGCGATATATTCAACAGCTACGGAGAACCTGACGATCATAATACGGAGGAACAAAAAGAAGCTATAGATGGTATCGAGGCTCCTGAGTTTGGAGCCGAGTGTACTGATGCGCATCGCCAGTATTCGCTTATTACAGCTCCGGTAGATCGTATTGTGGGTTTCCGTGAAGAATATACGTATAAGGAGCTTGAGGATATGGAGCACGTATCCACCGACTACCTATATACTACCGGCGGTGAAAAGCAGGATAAATATTCTGTGTTATTTAACTGGGAACTACAGGAACAAATGATAGAGTTCATGGACAAGTATTTCTTTGCCGATGACGAAGATGGCGGTCATTGGGCTGGATTCTGGTCGGGAGATGATGGAACTAAGGCGTGTGCTGTATATGATTCTCTGTTACAACCGTCTGTTATATTACAGTCTATAGCCGAAGCTATTTATGTTCTGGATTCTATGCCGTGTACTTGCGGATGTTTTATAGAAGAGCCTTGTCTTAATCCTACTGTTGCCAGAAGCGATTATAACTCATTCCAGTCATCTTCTACACTTCTTGGAGCATACCTTCTTATGAATGATGTGTGGAATAACGATAAAGAAGATGAAGAGGGGAAGGTTTGTTTTAATGGAAGATGTCTTCCAGATTGGCGTGCCGGACGTTCTTCGAGCACTATCCACAACGACGCCTACAGGTCAAGGATAGCGCCTGGAGCCTTGATAAGGGATACCTGGCCTGAGATAGAGAAGAAGATAGATGATTATTCATATAATTTCCTTGATACCGGTTACGTTCCAGAAGGAGATTACGGAGATGGATGGACCTGGGATTCTTATGCTAATTTAGCTGACAATAACGTAGGCGCTCTTATTCCTGAAGATGTTAAAGGTTCTACGATGTTTACGTCAGAGTTGTTGGTATGGAGGTTTACGAAATGCGTGCTTCGTAACGCCCGTTTCCTTCATATTACAAGACCTAAAGAATGGGATGATCCTGATTTCCCGGCCAAGGACAAAGTTCTTTATCTGGAATCTTTGGGTAAAATAGATGGTCTTATGGATGCTGTGTCCACACAATATGTCCGTCTTTCTTTTTGGAAATCATTAGATCCAAGATACAAAGGAAGCAATAGGAAGATAGATAAGGATGATCTCAACTTTGATTGGGAGAAGATTATGGATGAAGGCGATAATTATGTTATTGTTGGAGCATCCCGTCCTTATTTTGGGCACATAGGCGAATCTTTCTTCGATAAGTACCCTGATGGATTGTATGTAGCCATAGACTGCCCTATAGTATCATGCCCTTGGATTTTTACCGTCCGACAGATTGATTTCTGTAAGGTTAAAGACGATGGAGAAGAGGAGAACAGTAAGAAACCGTCAAGAGGTTTGGTAGGCACATCTTACGTCCTTGGTAAAACTATATACCCCTATATTTTTGGTATCAGAGAAAAGGAAATAGACAGGATAAATGTACGGGCAAAAGAAATATCGTTAAGGGCCACAGTAGAATACGCCAGCCAGTGTACGATATGCGGGGATCGTCCCATAAACTGCGCTCCAAGGAAATACAAGTACGGTGATTTCGCTTACTGGGAATCGTCTGAGAAGTATCCTGCTAATTTTGAACTGTATGACAGTAGTAAGGTTAAGATAAGTGATCATGGTTATGAAGGCAATTCCAAGAAAGCATACGACAATATCGTATCCAAGCTTACTGAATACTACGGTTCCCCTTCTACGGATGATAAGGGGATGATGTCTTTTAAAGGTCATAAATATGGCACGGTAGATACCAGTACCGTCTTTTGCCAACAACCTATCCGGCATTATAAGTTCCCGGACAACGATCATATGCTTTTCATGAACCGGGATGTTAGGTCTTATGATGTTCCTTCCGATATTTATCCTATAGGAATATTAGTAGACGAGGATATGATTAACGTCTTCCTTGATTTTACTGTAGATTCCGGATTGATAACCAAAGAGCAGCGAGATATGGTTACAGGATATGAAATATATAGAGGTGACAGACGCCTTAATCGCTCTGTTATAGCCACCGGAATAGCTTACGACATGTACAGGTATTCCGGTCAAAACTCGAATCTTAATCTGTATCCTAATTATCCGTATAATGATTTATCGGATGACTCTTTTAATTACGCAACTGAAAAAAGGGTATCGTTTATAACCCACCCATTTTTCAGAAGAGGAAACGTGTGGTATGCATTTAGTTCTCCTGATATTTATTTCAATAAGCCTGAAACCCCTACGGAGGTGGCTATAGAAGGTTTTATAAGGGGAATGTCTGTAGGAAACTTTGATGAGGTTGAAGATCATCCCAAATGGACTATCTTAGGGAAACAATCATATAAGATGGCGGCTACGTTGGCTAACATCGAATCTACGGCCACCATAGCTTATCAGATAGCGGAAGAGCTTATGAACCGTTCTACGTCTGCGTATGTAGGTGTGATAGGTAATATCAATATGGCAATGATATTCGCTTCAATGATTGCCACCATATCTGATACGCTTGCTAAAAGACCGGTATTGTATGGTAAATACAGATATGATTGGCTCACGACATTCATAAACAATGGCCCAAGAAGAAACCATGCTTTTTACTACACGTCTGTAGGTTACTATAATAGCATGATGGGCTTCGATGATACGGCTCCATACGAACAAAACAGATTAAGGGGATTGGCTAATACCAAGAGCCTTAAATCAGGTATGTACCCCATATCCGATCCGTCTACTACATCATCTTGGGTTACTGGAGAAGACGTGGGTGATGATAACCAAAACGCTTCAAAAGATTTTTTGTTTATAAATAACATAGATAGGGAATCTTCCATGTTCTTATCTTTTGGAGATCCGGGAGAAAAGGATCCTGATACAAGCATCTTAAATTCAAAGTATCTTGTATCGTATCCTATGCAGGCCCAGGTATATGATACAAGTCGTATCCATGACCCTGTTATCATGGCTTCTGATGCCGGATCTAAAGAATCTTTTGAAAGGACGAAGATGTTGTCTTATATCTGTTCTCCGTATATGAAGCTTATGCGATACAGGCCCGATCAGTATGGAGCTATAGAAGATATAAAATGGATATCAGTAGGAGGGTGTGGATTCTTCCAAGGAGGGAAGCAACCTTTGTTTGGCGGTGACACCTACATATCGAGGTTTTCCATGAAGCGAAAATTCCCATTTTTTTATAATACTGCTTTTGGTATAGGGGATATGATACCATTTGCTTACAATGATTACCGGAATGTTGGATTCCCTAAGTATTTCGTTAATTACGATACTGGAGAAGATATGCTTGAGCATACTGACAACGAACGCTTTAATAGCTGGACATCATCAAGTAAAGGAACGTATTCTTTTTATCCAAATAGAAAAAGTTTGTATAATTTAAATGGTGAGAATGAGGCTAAGAAATACGTGGATGGCCGATTCTACTTGTGGTCTTATGGTATTCCTCAATTCCTTGTGGAATCGGAAATAAACTGCAATTTCCGATTAGAAGGAGTAGAGCCTCATGAATGGTTTTATCCGGCTCATGGTGATTTTGCTTGGTGGACACAAGAAAAGAACGTATCTATCCATAGGGACAATGATTACAAGATAAGTCCTATATACTCATCAAGAATGACGTTGACACCTAATGTATTGCCGGCGACATACGAACGTCGTTTTTATGATTGTGCTTACCAGCGACCTAATGGTGTTATATGGAGTAGGGCTGACGTATCTGAAAACAGTCAAACAGATCCGTGGCTAACGTACAAGCCTATGGACTATCATGAGTTCCCAACCAGCAACGGGAAGCTTATTCACATGAAGCGTATCGAATCCGATCAGATTCTTGTCAGGTTCGAGGATCAGGTTTCACTCCATAACGCCATAGACGTAATCAAGGAGCGCACCTCCCCAGGGCAGGCTGAGATGGGCACCGGCGGTCTGTTCGCGTCCCGGCCTCTGGAGTACAACACGACCGACCTCGGTTATTCTGGAACCCAGAGCACTGAAATAATTAGTTCAGAATTTGGTCACTTCTGGGTAGATACTAAAAGAGCACAAGTGTTTATGACCGATCCGAACGGACGTAATCTCAAGGAACTTAGTGTAGGTATCAGACATTGGCTCAAGCGTCATCTTCCGTTTAAGATTCTTAGATACGGAATAACTAATATCTTAACCGGTACAGAGATGACAGAAGAAGATACAGACAATAAATTTATCGGTCTTGGTCTGTCTCTTGGATGGGATAATCGGTATAAGAGGGTACTTATCACTAAAAAAGATTATATACCTGTTAAGAACCCGGCATATTACAAATATGATGGTGGAAGGTTCTTGTACAATGAAACAGAGGTGCTGTCAAACGATAAGGAAATATCTTTAAAAGACGAACAGTATTTTAAAGACGTGTCGTTCACTATCGGATATTCGTGTCTGAAGCAAGAATGGATTTCTTATTATTCGTTCTGTCCTGACTATTATATAGAACAGCAACAATATTTCCAAACAGGTATAAACTTCCCGGCATCAGACAAAGAAGGTGGTTTATGGAGTCATTTGCTGACGAATAAGAGCTTCCAGACATTCTACGGAGCAACATATCCATTTATATTAGAAGTGCCGATAAAAGAGAAATATAATGGCTCTACGCTGGCTTCTGTAGAATACGAGCTTGATGCAAGGAAATACGTAGATGATGTGAATTACACTCTTGACAGGAAAGTAGGTTTAGATACGATAACTATCTACAACGACACAAACAACTCAGGTGAAATTCATCTTGTTCCAGAAGAAAAGAATAATTTAGCGCAACGTATATCGTATCCGAAGATCGTAGGCGACTATACTGAGGTCCTGGATACTGAGGTATATAGAAGACATAAGTTAAATGACTTCTTCAACAGGGTTGACGATGACCGATCTGAAACACCTATCTGGATCAAGGACGATAACGATATAAATAAGTCAGTTAATCCTGATGCTCTTAATTTCAGACGGTCATGGCTGGATAGGTTAAGGGGAAGTTGGATGCTGATGAGGATAAAGAAAGTAATTAGTAACCGGAAAATCATATTCCAGTGGTTGATTTCTGAAGATAAGATTAAGAATAGATAAATTACAATATTTAACAAGTTGAAAATAAGTAGTTTTTATTTTGTGATTTAATAATAGTTGAATATATTTGTAGCGCCTATCGATCCATCGCGGACAGGTAGGCGCTTATTTATTAACAATAAAACGGTGTAAAATTATGAAAAGTAACGTATTATTACAATCAGAAAGTAGAGAATTATTAGGTAGAAACATTTCTGTTATGTCAAAAGATGGTTTTGTGTGTATAACAGAGGTTATGGATGTATTGTCACAGAAAAGAGCGGCTATGGGGTTGGAGCCTAAAAGACTCGACCATTTAATGTCTACGTCGTCTTTTCAAGAGAAAATGAATGCATTAATTAAAGAATTGAATATCAATGAATTGTCTTGTACTGTACGATATCATACACTCAAAGATAATTCATTGAATATAAGTAAATTAACTGATTTGAAGAAATACGGAATGGCATACAGGAGAGGAAAAGGAAAAGATCAAAAATGGTTTGTTAATCCGTATTTTTTCGTCATGATAGCCTTAGAGTTAGATCCTGAAATATATGCTAAGGTTATATTATGGCTTACCGACAACTTTATAGAAAATAGAAATATAGCTGGTGAAGCTTACATTAAGATGTGCAAGTCTGTTTCTTCTTTAATAAAAAACAAAAGCGAATTATCTGATAAGATAAAAATAGTAGCCAAAGCCATAAATTTTATTGTTTTCAATAAACATGAAGATGGGATTAGAAATTTTGCAACGAAGAATGAGTTAAATGAAATAATATCAATAGAGAATGCAGTCGGAGCTATAATCGATGGGGAGTTTGTTCATTCATTCGAGGAATTAAGAATGTATTTAGGTAAAGAGTGGAAAAAGAGATGGGGTAATCCAATTATGACTCTAAAATAATTTATCCAAATTAATATATTTTAAATCATTTTAATTTGTAAATCATATTTTAGTGTCTATATTTGCATCGTAATCAAGAGAGATTATAATATAAGACAGTGGTGATGGAAGGTGATACTTCGGTTTGTGTCACAGGTTCGAGTCCTGTATTTTTCATGCAAGAAAGATTAGATCAGTTGGTAGATTAAAACCTCCTTTCAAACACCTTCCAAATTATCCCTATTTTAACAACATATACAGATGGTGAGGAGTTCGGTTACTTCGAAAATTAGTGTAGTGGGTAACACGGCTTTAGGTAAAAAAGTTTTTCATTGGTTCGAATCCAATATTTTCATTTTAGATCCGGCTCCGCTTTTCCTCTGTTTGAAATATATAAAAACTAATGAGTGGTGATGGGGTTAGTTACTTCGAATTTAGCTCAGATGGATAGAGCGATACTCTTTTAAAGTATAGGTCGATGGTTCAAATCCATTATTTCATTGTTTATACTAACTTCAGCTTTTCCCTCATTGAGTATTCATTTTGATATATTTTTTTAAGCAGTGGTAGTAATATCACTGCTTTTTTTTTGTATAACACTTTAAAGAAAACAACAAATGGGAAAGTTTAACAAAAAGGATGAAGGTGTTAAACCTACGATCGTGAATCACATGGGCGAGAAGGCGTATAAGCCTAACGCAGAAGAAGAGTTGGTGTCTACGGTAATGACTACCATGTTGTCTGATTCTTATTATGAGAAAGAAAAAGACAAGGTGAACAGGATTAAGGACCTTATGGATCAAGTAGATCCGTATTTCGCAGCACAAACAGCATTGTATGTCAGGAAAGAAGGAAAGCTTAGGTCAGTAACGCATCTTATGGCTTCTGTCCTTGCCAGCAAAGCATCGGGTAAGGAATGGGCTTCAAGGTTCTATAACAAGATCGTTATGCGTCCTGATGATATGAGCGAAATCCTTGGCTGTTATGCGGCTCTTAACGACAAAAATCCAAAGAAGTTAAGAGGTATATCCAGTGCTATTAAGAAAGGATTTAAGACGGCTTTGGAAGGTCTTGATCCGTATCGGATTGATAAGTATAAGATGGACAGTAGGGTCATTGCTATGGTTGACCTCGTAAACTTATTTCACCCCAAAGGCAATCAGGCTAACAAAACGGCTTTCCAGTACCTTATAGAAGGTAGGTCTTTGTCTGGATTATACGAAAGCAAGATTCTTGAAAAAGAAATGTCTAAAGCCGGACAGGATAAGAAAGACAATAAGAAAAAGAAAGAAGCTTTAGGTGACGCTATTCGGGACGTGGTTTCCAATGTAAAAGGTATGCCTATTTTTAATATGGTTCGTAACCTTGTAAACATAATCAAATACGCGCCTGATCAAATAGATGAAGTTTGTAGGCAGCTTACAATAGAAGAGAAGGTGCTTAATTCGAAGATGCTTCCTTTCCGTTTTGCTTCAGCTTTCAAAGAGGTTGAAAATATAGGCACTGATGATTCCGAAAATGATATTGTATTTGAGTCGGATAAAAAACGTGCTAAATTAACAGCGCGTAACAAAGATAAGATTTTAGATGCGTTGGAGAAAGCCATAACCATCTCCTGCAAGAACCTGCCGGTATTGGAGGGGCGGTCGGCTATCCTGATTGACCACTCTGGCTCTGTACGTGGAGATATGGGAGGATCTTCTGAGGTATCTGCCTTTAGCAAAACAAGTACGGCTGTCATTGGTAACTTATTTGGCTGTATGATTGCTTCTGTGCTTCCTGACGTATTTATTGGTATGTTTGGTGACAAACTTATCAATTACGAATATGATAGAAGTAAAGGTGTTTTATGGAATAACAAAAAATCTTTTACTGCCGGAGGAGAATGCGGTGGTGCCACTGAAAACGGTCTTTTTGCGTTCTTGGATAAGTGCGTTAAAGATAAGATCAAAGTAGATAACTTGTACGTTATTTCAGATATGCAGATAGGAGACGGTGAATCTGTTGTATGGGAGAAAAGTTCCAATTATAAATATGGTAAATTCGCCGAACTTTTGAAAGGGTTTAAAAAAGTGAATCCAAATTGCAAAATCGTTTCTATTTCTATTCAAGGATATGGAAGTGAGATGTTTTACAGAGGATCTAATATCTTGAACATAGCTGGCTGGTCAGAATCTATCTTCGATGTTATTAGCAGCAAGTTCTGCGGATATAAGAATATGGTTGAAGAGATTAAGAAAATAAAGATCTAATCATTACTTTTGCTTTGTTAATTGTAATTTCTATAGTAAACAAGTTTTAGCTTTAAAGGTATAGCCGAAGAAGTGCGTGAGCATATCTTCGGCTTTTTGTTTATCTTTGTTGAAAAACAGTTTGTTATGAAACAAGTATTATATAAAAATGATATATATCCATACAACATAAGGGTATTGCTTGGAGCAGATGAAGAGTATATAGTTAAGACGTTCGCCAACCTGGAAGTAGAAGATCAGAGCTGGGAAGGATGGACTGAAGATTATGGAGGTAGAACTATTTTCGTAGGAAACCGAACCAATCACAGGAAAGAAATATGTTTCTTATTTCATTCGCTGTCTGATATGGATGTGAGAACCATAGGGCGCGAATGCCTGCATGGTCTTTCTCTTTACTGTAAGTACCTTAACATCAACTACAGTTTTGAAGCCGGAGAAGATGAGCATGCCGCCTATCTGATGGGGTGGTTAGTTGATAAGGTTTGTGATGCTTACCATAAGTTCAAGAAGGAGGAGGAGAAAGATGGCAAAGAAGAGTAAGTCAGATTGGAAACCTTCAGAAAATATTCTTAAATATTTGAAGTCGTGGGAAAAATTTAGGTCAAAACCGTATGACGATGGTGAAGGGAATATTACTGTCGGATACGGATTTAACTTGCCTCACCTTCTTAAAAAATACAAGAAGGGTATAACGGAAGAGCAAGCAGACAAAGAATTTGCAGGCGTAGTAAATACGTTCGTTCCTGAGTTTAGGAAACTTACTCCAAACTTTGATAGTCTAAACAATAATCAGCGTGATGCCCTTTTTAGCTTGTATTACAATGCCGGTGCTGATACTTATATGAAAAGTCCTATGCTATTCAAATATCTTAAAGAAGGAGATTTTGATAAGGCGGTTAAGGAAATAAATCATGACGAATGGAAAGACGACATGGATGGCCAGAAGAAGCGCCGGGCCTTCGAGCGCCGGGTGTTCTCTACGCCGACAGACCAGCCTTGGACGGTGGATGACGACAGTAACTATGTCCTGGTTGAAAACAAGCCCGTAGAGGACAAATCTGTAGGAGAAGGTACTGATGATTCAAAATACGAAGACGCTCGTCATGTGGCCGCAAAATACGGTGATACGGGGTATGTAGGTAGAGGTTATGATGGCAAGAAGGTTAGAGTGTCTGATTCTGTTGTTGAATCGGTAGGGATATCCAATAATGCCGATCCTCATAAATGGTATGAATCCGTTAATCCAATATTAGATACTGATCCTATTAGTTTAATCGCCGATTTTATTCCTACTATGAAACGTATGTTGGATCCTAATAGAGAGCGATCTGGAAAAGATACGGCAACTGACTTCGAGGAAAAGATGTGGAAGGCTTATACAGATGGGGATATAAGTAGGCTGCCGGAAAGTAAGTATCGTTTTGATGACGATGATGATGATGCTCAGTATGTAGGATTGCCTCAAGAACAAGCTATTTTGATACAATCTTTATTAGATAAAGAGTATATGAACAATATGCTTGACGAGGCATATAAGGATGCTGATGAAAAAAGTAAACGAAAAATAAGAGATTATAAGAAGGTCCTTGATAAACTAAATAAAAATATATTTGAAAATCCAGGAAAATGGATTTTAGTAAATGAAGGTGTAAGTCCATTTAGAGAAGAGGTATATGGTGACAATTTTGAAAAAGTAAAAGAAGCTTCCGGATTAGGTGCGTTGAAGAATTTCAGTGTAAGATGGGATCCGGATGCTGGTATGTTGGATGTGAAGGATGATTATGATTTTAGTCGAAAGAAAATAGCGGAAGACATCATACCTGAAAGGGATGTCCCTCTTAGAATAAGGGAACGTATCAAATACGATCCTAAGAAGGGTAGTGTGCTTCGAAATAATAACAAGGCTTTACCTAAAAGGTTTGTAAGGAAATACGAAGAAGGTGGAGAAGCTAAGTATGAATATGTAGCATCCAGAGATAATACATCAGTGGGTTCAAGCGGAATAAATGAAAATGCTAATTATGGCACGATCCCTGTTGATGGTGTTAATATAAACGAAATTGTAGCTGGAGGCGTTCCTGTAGTAGGTGATATAATGGACGTCAAGGATGCGTATGATTCTTTCATAGATAGAGATGCGCTTGGAATGGTTATGGCTGCTATGGGGCTTATTCCGTTTGTTGGAGGCATATCAAAAAAGGCAATGCGGGCGAAAAGAGCTACTAAAAAATTATCTCAAAGAGACAAAGAGCTTTTAGGATCGTTGCCCGAATATGCTAAACCAGCATCTCCTATAGGTGAGGCATGGGAAAATCATAAAAAGCGACTTTTTTCTGGAGCTTATGAAAGGCTTACCGGGGAGAAGTTAAGGATGAAAAATGGGGAGCCAGATCCGGATATGCTTGATACCAATATATATGATTGGGATGATCCGAAAGTTTTCAGGGATGCAAAGTATTTTTTAGGAGATGAATATTCTGATGATGAGATAAGGGAGATAATAGATGAAATATCTGGATATGGGGTGTTAAATGGGAATATAATCAGATCTAAAAACGTTGATGAGTTCATTGATTTATTTCTTGAAGGAAACCCCAATATATCTAACAAGGATGTAGAGAATTTTGTGAAAAGTCATGAAGTGGAACACAAAATTCATTTTCCAGATTCAGGCGCAGATAAAAGCGGATTTGATTTGAATAAGATAGATGATGATGAAGTAAAAGATTATTTCAAAGAGGATCATTTTACGGAAATGGCGGCCAGAGGAACCCAGATTAAAAATTATTTCGGTTTGACTGATGATGCTCAAGAAGTTACGCCTGAAATGTTAGAATATGCAGCCAGAAATTATTTGAAGGATTATGGGAATGACAATGAGATGAAAGAATATTTTGAATCCATATCAGACTATAAAAAGGCTGCCAAATGGATAACAGATCACGCTTCAGTCGGAATAGGAGCCTACTATGTAGGGGATAGGATTGCTAATCCTAAAAAAGAAAAGAAAAGAAACGGAGGGAAGCTTACTCCATACAAGGTTGGTTTTCATTTTATTGATCATAAAAAAGAATACGGAGATCCGAAAGATGCATCACACAGATTCCCTGGTAGGAAATTCATGTATTTATACGAAAACGATAAACCGAGTAAAAGCATTGTGTTTGCTGAAGAAGGTGGCGTAGTTGGCAAACAGCGTGAAGCATATGATTACTTTACTGGAAAGAGAGGCATGTCTAAAATACAGGCGCTTGCCATCATAGGTAATCTCATGGCTGAATCAGGTCTTAAAGATGACATATACGGAGACAACAGAACGTCATACGGCATACAACAATGGCATAATGAGCGCATGGATAAGTTATTCAAGCACGCCAAAAAGAAAGGTCATTCTACACCAACATTCAAAGACCAACTTGAGTTCTTGGCTGACGAATACGAAGGGAAAACCGGATATTCTAATTTCTTATACACAAGAAAAGGAAAAGAAGGACCAGGGTATTACAACTATAGCCGGCAGGATTTTATGAACGCCGATAACCTTAAAGATGCTGTAGTAGCTTGGAACCAAGGAGCAGGACGTCCTCATAAAAGCGTGATACGAAACGATGACCGTTATAACTATGCTATGGAGGTTGCTAAAAATCTTGGTTTGGATATTGAAGAAAATTCCCTTCCAGAGGTAGAAGTGGCAGCCGCCCTCCCTAACCCGGAAGCTCCGCCACAGGAGAGACAGTCCGAGGAAGAGAGATTCCGTACATGGACTGAAACGTATGGTAAGGATATCGTAGCTCATTTGTTGAGTTTAAAAGAAGATAAGGATGATGATAAAGAACTACGATACCAGCAACATATGAAGGAAAACGAAGAAGATAAAAGACGAGCCTTTATCCAATCAGTCCTTCCCAGTATTCAACTCCGGATTAAGGGAGTGACAGAAGTTTAATTGAAACCAATTTTTTCATATCAATGTTTCTAAAGCCGAGCCATAGACTCGTTACCCGGATTCCGAAGGTTGAAGGACGTGATCAAGAGGGCTCGGCTTTCTTATGTTTCGTACCGATTACAATCTGCAATGATAGGGAATGATAGGGACTGACCTGGACCTGCGCCTGGGCTAACGCTGTCCTGCCTCACAACACACGACGGCCTCGCCTACCCGCCTGCCTGCTTATCTCGTGGCTACTCGTAAAACTGTTATCGCTTCTCTCAACCTCACTCCCTTCGGTCGATTCGGTTTCAATCGCTTTATATAGATATTAAATATAAAAATATATTTTCGTTCTTTCGCATATCTCCCTCCGGTCGATATCCTCAATCACTTTTAATCTCAATCAGGCTAAAAAGTAAATAGTCGTAATGATAAATTATTAATCGTTCCGAAATCTCACTCACTACGTTCGATTCGATTCCGAAACTATAAAAGTATATTTAAAACAGTATTTATATTTAAAAAATATGAATAACATATAAATATATGAAATGAATACGACTGAATGGAGTATGAATGGAATATATAATAGGGGAAATTTATTTATCCTATTATACCTTTAGATAACTTGTCCCACCACTGACGTTCAGGGACTTACGGTTAAGGTACGAATCGGTTACGTTTACCATACCTATATGAAACAAAAAACCCTGTATCCTATTTTTCTCAAACCGGATACAGGGTCGTGCAATTTCTTTACTGTTAGTATGAATACTTTTCGTATATTTGCACAAAACAAAACACAATGGCAAAGATAGCAGAAATGACATATTGCGACAAGCTTCACAAATCACTCCTTAAAAAGGAAGCGGTTTCACCTCTTGAGGTTATCTATAATAACCACAATCAGTTAGGCTATAATGTAGTACGCAGACCAGCCGGTCAATGCTTAGGCAATTTAAAGTATTTTAATCTATTTTATAACGGGAGATTTGATAGGTGGTACAAAGTTGATGAGAAACAAAGGGTTGGTAAATACTTTGTCATCACCGACTACTGGAAGGATCGCGTGCGTTGCTTCATGGTCTGGAACTACGGATTTGGTCGTTATTTCCCGTACAATGATTTTGTAGAGGCTATGGTTTATGATTACCGTCGTTTTGGTCGTCTCTGTAAGCCTCGTAGCAAGAAAGCTCAAGAAGCTGAAGAAAAGTGTGTTAGGTTTTATGTTAGGTCTCAGATAGACTTGATGAGAAAGGGTGGATATCAGTCTTTTAGGGCTCAATTCGCAGAAGAGCATCCTGAATACTTCATTGGAAAAGAACGTACCACATTTAGATGTCTTAATGGAGCTCTTAGTAGAGATGAGAAGATAGCCGCCTGCCATGCTCATAAAAGAGATCTCAGAACCAGCATATTGGATAGCTTTGCTGATAGGATTGCCAAGCACCCAAGCACGGCATGGTCCTGGTTCTCACATGCAACAGATAAACAAGGTAAAAATCGAATGTGCTTCTCAGAGAAGGCTGTTGCATTTTTAAATAGAAGGCTTAAGAATAACGGCCTCAAGGAATTGTCTGATTCTTATCTATATAAATCATTTAGGCTTAGGTTATTAAAGCGATTTGATGGGAAATACAATTCTGTTCGTTCGTTTCTTAATGCGGTGGTGATGTCTGCCTTATCTTCAGATGTTATTACCAAGGCTATGAAGAAAATCAAGAGTCCGGTTGTGTTATCTATATACAGGAAAGCTCTCAAGTTGTACAAGAAGAAAGAAAAGGCTGTCAACGCTCCTATAAACAAAGAGGCTCCGCCTCTACCATCTTGATTTTTAAACTGATTCGATTCCGTTGGATTTTCTCGTCCGTTTCTCTTATCTTTGTGAAAAAAGAGAAGATATGAGATTACGAATCATAAAAAATCGTCCAATATTCGCACCAGGAGGTAGTGTTCAAGACGTTACCCAGCAGGCGGACACGACATCTAATCCTTATATCAATATGGACATGTCTAATGTTCCTGGTATGATTGAGATAAATGAGGATATAAACAAGATGGAGGCTGGTTTTGATAATATAGTAGGTCCTGATTATTCTACTATAAAATTACAGGAGCCTTCTATGCCCACCATGAACGTAAATAATAACGTCACCGTAGATCCGTCGTCTATGCCGAAGGGTACTGTAGTGGATGCTAATGATGCTAACAATGAAAAAGATAAGCGATCTCAAGACGGCGATCCTCTTGATCCTATGACTATGCCGTATTACTCGCCTGATCTAGGTGGTCGGGCTCAGATGTTTGGTGCCAGTCTTGGCCGGATAAGAGCCGGTAACAAGGTGGGTGCTAACGTGGCTCAAGCCGCCTTGTCTGGTATTAGTTTAGGATTAGGTCTTACCCGTAATATCATGGGGGCTTCATCTGCTGCGTATGCAGCCAGTAGGGACGAGCAGGCTGCAAGGGAAAAACTTGCCAAGGAGCGTCGTCAGCAATTCATCAAGTGGGAACGTGAAGGTGGTGGCGTGAATTTAGGTAACGGTCAGAAGATGGATACGTCTGATATGACCGGCGAATATATTTATCCTCTTCCCAAGTCTATGGAAGATGCTGCGAATGTAGAGATAGAGAAAGGCGAGTACGTGCTGACTCCTGACTCCGTAGGGCCTATGGAAGCCAAAGGAAACAGACATGAAAATGGTGGCACTCCGGTTGATTTGCCAGAGGCTTATATTGTTTCCGATTATCGTAAGATAGATGATGAGTTTGCCTCTTACGTTAGAGAAAATTATGGTATTAAGGCAACGTCAAAAGATACGTATGCTACACTCCTTGATCGATATAAGAAGAAGATAGGTTTGTCTGATAAGTACGAAGATCAGGAGCGTGTATATAAGAGATTAGAGAAAAATGAAGATGTAAAAGACAAAAACACATCTAATCTTAATGCTTCTATTCTTTCCAAGTACGTCAATGAAAACCAGAAAGAGATAGACGAGCTTGAAGCACAATTTCGTTCTTTCGCTGAAATCGTTTATGGCAAACAGGAAGAATCTAAGCGTAACGAGAGGATGGATGCTTTTTTCAGGGATGGCGGGGTTGTTGATCTGAATCAGGTAAAGAAACAAGCTAAGGCTTTTAATATTGCAGAATCAGATGCTAAGAACTGGATATATGACGAGTATGTTAAGCAAACCAGAAAAATGGCTGAAGGTGGACCTACTCAGAAGGAGCTGGAGGAACTTAGAAAGAATGCTATCGGCTACAATAAGCTTATCAATCAGTTATTTGGACGAACTCTTAATATGACTGTATCTGATGTTAGTGGTCGTGAGCAGATCCTTAATCCTGATTCCAGTGTCAATGCCAACCAGAATCTCCAACATAGAAGCAATTTAGGATACGGCAGGGTAAATGATAAGGCGGTATCTAATTTGCTCGACATAAACCGATGGGCTAACAAGTACAATACGGATGGTGATTTTGATACAGAAGGTTTCCAGAAAGGATACAACAGGCAATTAAATGCATTGTGGGCGTTAGCTGATGTAGGCGCTATTACGAATGCTGATGCAGCCAAGAAATTCAGAGATGAATACGGATTCTGGGGCCAGGACGCCGGAAGCTACGGAGGGAATCAGGCTTATAATTCATTTGCCGTAGATGATAAGTTTGGTCAGACAACAGCTACTCGTTCTTATTATGGGTTGGACGTTGTTTCGGCAGAGCAAAAAAGATTGTTAAACGAAAAAGGGATAAAGAATTATGTTGACTTATTTGGTGATAAATCTGATGCCGCTAAGAAGATTCTGGGCTCCGATTATAATAAGTTTGTTGCTTTAAGAGATAGTGGGTTAATGCCGGAAATAGACTTCGTTCTTGAGTCTGTTAAACCAGAAATGAAGCCTATTGAGGCCGGTCCCATAGCACCAGGCCTTACACCGCCTAAGATTGGATCTCCTGGAGGGATAGAGGTAAAACCGAAAGCAAGTACGCCTACGACTGCAACCGACACCGATACAGAGGAGGTGGTTGAAGACAACGGATCTAAAGGACAGGGCAGACCGGCGGCGTTCGGTCCTATCTTCCCAGAGATGCTGAGAACGCTCGATACAGGCTTGGAGATAGAAGGTCTGGAAAGACATCAGGCTCCGAGAATAGATCCGGTTCTTCAATCTGCTGATCAGTATATCAACGAGCTCAACCGCGCGACATCGGCTCAGTTGGACGCAGTAGGTGACGTGCCCGACTCCCAGCGGGCTGCTATTCTGGCTAATATGAACGCCATAGCTGGAAGCAATATAGCCAAGTACGTTAATGAAGTAAATTTCAATAACGCAAGGCAAATAAACGAAGCTGATAGATTCAATGAAATGGCTTATGTTCAGACAGATGATAAGAACATAGCAGAAAGGCAACGTTATGAATCTGGGTTGTTGAAAGCTATGGCTATAAGGGATGAAAATCTTGCTCGTTATTATGACAGTATAAACAGCGAGATACAGAATAAGTTTAATGTTCGAACTTCATTAAATACCATAGCATCCATAGCTCCGAATATGAGAATGCTTCCAAGTGGTCAAATTATTTACGTTCAAGGCAATCAGGATGTGATGAATATGGGTGATTATTCTACACCTTATTTGAAGAGCTTGGAGGATGATGAAGAAGATAAATATAAAAAGAGAAGGAGAAATAGCTGATGGCTTCACAATATAGTATTCTAAGGCAATATGCCCCGTATGTTAGTCCTTACAACATAGATCTTGTTAAGGACGTCATGATGTACAAACAGCAGAAGGTTGATGCTGCTCGTGAAAAGATCTATACCCAGGTAGATTACCTTATGGGTCAAGAGATAGATAAACCTGAAGCCCGCGCTTATATGGAGGATAAGATGTCAGGTGTGATTGCTAACATCAATCAAAAATTCAAAGGCGTGGATCTTTCTTCTGATGGTGTTACGAGAGCCATACAAGGAGAGATAAGTTCGGTGTTGGATGATACGGTCATTAACGCTATTGCCGGTACAAAAGAAGGCAAGAGGGTTATGAAGGAAATAGAATCTATAAAACAGAATCATCCTGAACTTTATTCTCCTATTAATGAATGGCATGCTTTGGATCCTTATTACAAATGGAGGTCAGATGGTAAAGCAGGATCAAGGTTAGGAGGTCTTCATTATTCTCCTTATGTTGATTATACTAAGGAGATAAATAAGCTGGTCAGTGACTTTAGGAAAAACAACGAAGGCAAGAAGATTCAGACAACAGAATATGATGTTAAAGGTAATCCTACTGGTGGAATCATAGAAGTCAACGTAGATGAGCTTACTGATTCCCAGATAAGGAATTTTGTGTCTGCTAACTTATCTGAAAACATGAGGAATCAGATGAGAATAGAAGCATCATACATGGCAGCTACCAATCCGGTGTTCAGTAATCCGGATTTGGTTAGTCAATACATTGGGTCTTATGTCGAAAGATATGATAGGCACATAGGAGCATTGGAAGCAAAAAAGAAATCAGTAGGGGATAATAAGGATATTATTGATCGTATTGACAGCCAGATACAGGAAGCTAAAAATCAGAAAGCAGAAGCTAAGAGGGAGGCAGATATAATAATAGCTTCATCAGATCCAGTAGCGGCTGCTAATTTTGTTGTTACCAATAATCTTTTCGATAAGATGACTGATGCATGGAGATACGACAATACAAGTTTTGAAAGGAAGAAAGATGATCTTTATTTTGCAAGGTTGGCAGAGGATAGGGCTCAGCAAAAGTTTTTGACTGATAATGCTAAGTCTATGGTTGAAATATCATTGGCAAAAGAGCAACTTGCTCAGGCTAAGATTGAAACCGAATACATGCGTACTTACGGTGCCAAGATGGGAACTGAAAGCTCATCCGCAGGCACGACAGGCGCAGGCGGTATAAGGGTTCCTATGGCTCCTATGGACGGTCCTACGGCTATTAACTCTGGAACGGGTAAGACAGGATCTATTAACTTGGCTAATATTCCTTATGAGTTACTTAAATCTCATTCTACAGATCGTAAAGCCAATTTATTGAAATTATATAATTCATTATCTCCTACAGACAGAAGTAATATCGTTGCAGCATCATACGAAGAAGAAAAAACTGACCCAGGATTGTATGCTAATATGACTCCTGAAGAACGGATATATTCTTATTTAAAAAATAATGGAGGTCAGAAAAACGGATATTTTGGACAAGGAAATAACAGATTGTCTGAAGCTTATGATGCTTTACTTCTTTCTGATTCTAAGGCAAATGGAGCTACAAAGGCTATAAATAACATAACTGATTATCAAATAGATAATATAGTTACTAAAAAAAATAAGGATATTATCAGTAAAGTTCGTAATGCTAAGTTTATGAAAGGAAATTCTTTTATAAATCTTACCGATACAGATGATAAGGCTGGAGCCTTCCTGCTCGCCACAGCCATAACAACTGGTGTATCTGATGCCGTAGGGTTCAGAGAATACATGATGGACCCTTCAAGAGGAATAGATATTCTTAGTGCTATATCTCCGTCATTAGGGGCTAAGGTGAGTGCCGGCAAGTTGGGGAAAAACATATCTGATGCTATTACAAGCGAGAATAATGGTTCCTCTACTGGTACATTAGCTCTTATTAATGGAATGAAGAAACTCAACGGCGATCCTGATTTTAATATATCTGATTATATGACCATAGATAAGGATGGTGATATAGATTTAAAAGATTATCAGGAAGGTGAACCATTAACTATTACCCAGCTAAGATATGCTGAGAAAAACAGTAGAGTGTCTGATATGATAGCAGGTCAGATGCAGGATGAGATAAAAATGTCTGTATCTCCTGATCAGATTTCTGATAAGTTATCTCAGTATCATTACCTTGATTCTTACAAAAGATACAATTGGAATGCCGATTCACCGGAAAAGTCTTTGCAGAAGGCTCAGTTTAGAAGATTGTCTGGTTACATGGCAGGAAAGGTAAATAATCTGGATCCTACTGCTATTAATGCCATTAATATGGATGCCGAGATAGATAATGGCACTGTTAGAAGATTCTTGACTGCTCAAGTAGGTTCCGGTAAAAATTCTTATGTTACAGAAAGGGTTGAGATTACGAATGACGAGCTTCTTAAGGCGGGTATAGATCCTTCGGTCGAGGAGCGTAATTATCCGGTGGATGGTTACAAATCAAGTTTTGGAACCTGTGATTTTGTAGATACCGGAAAGAAGGAAGGTTATTCTTATGATAAGTATCTTATACGTAATGGTCTTCCCCGTTTGGCTTCTAAGGCTGATGTTAAGAATGATCTTTATGATATAGTAAAGGTTCATGGTTCTTACCTTAAGCCAGAAGAAATGAATGTTGTTAAAACCCTTGTTGATAATTTTATTGACATGTCTGATAATATATCAGTTCAGTTGGAGGGAATGGACGATAGGGGTTCAAGAGAGGTAGCGGTCAATTTCTATGACAAAAGGACTAAAAATTCTAAAAATCCTGCATTGTTGTTCTCGGATTTTGTTCCTTTGGATCCAGGTAATGATGAGTATGCGGATTACTGGAATAGCATTCACCAGAAGTGTCCTCAGTACTTCTTTGTAAAATATGTGAAGGAGGCTGTTCAAGAACGTCTTGATCAGATGAGGGATCCGTATATGAGAGGAATAAATATCACGCCCAATATGAATGACAAGTTTAGTAAGTTGAACGATTTTTTGCAGAAAATTTATGGCTGACAATAATATAGATAGATATAATCCTGCTGCTAAAACCACTTACGAAGATGTGGCAAGGCAAAGGAAATTAGCCGAAGAAGAGAATTACACTCCGGCTACATTACCAGAGACGACAACACCTCTGGTTCCTAATTATATGCCTGGTGAAGGTGTGTATGCCCAACCTAAATTTCCGGATTACGCATCAAGGATAGCTGCTGCCGAATACGAAGAACCGTATATAGCCAAGGAGATAAGCAACAGCTACTCGGAGGCACTGGCTCGTAACAGCTACAGGGGGGCTACACCTGCCCCGCCGCCTCTTAATCCCTATGGACCGAAGGTAAGTATCCGTGAAAGTCATCAGATGGGTAATGATGGGGTATGGCGTACAAAATATCCCAACTATATTCCGGGTATAAACAATGAGGATTATTATGCCAGAAGACAGAGCGGATGGAGTAAGTTTTGGAATGGTGTAGGCAAATTCGCTTTAAAGTCCGCATTGTACGGTGCGCAAGGAGTTGTGTCATTGCCTGACAAACTTATCAATATGGCATCTGAGGGAAGTTACAAAGCTGCGTTAAACACTAACATGGATAAGTTTGTAGGTGATCTTGACCAGCAAATAGACATGCTTCTTCCCCATTATTACAAGAAAGAGGTAGAAGATTATAATTTTGGTCAGAAGCTTTTTAAGGATACCGGTAATTTCTTGTGGAATGACGTCCTTGGTAATGGTATGTCTTTTACCGTAGGAGCCATGATATCAGCGTACATGACCGGAGGACTTGGAGTTGGATCATTGGGTAATATAGGCGCTAAATTAGGTGGAAGAATCGGAGCTAAGTTAGCAGCAAGGCAAGCTGCCAATAGGGGCATAGGAAGCCTTAAAAGCGTGTTTAACGACTATGTAAGAAAAGGAGTTGCTACCGGAAGAAATGTAGGGGAGGCGGCTAAGACCATGACGTTGTTGGCTACCAGTGCCGGATTCGAGTCATCGGTTGAAGCAAATTCTTTTATGAAGCAATCTGAGTCTGATTTCAAGGATTATTATCGTAAGATTTATGGTCGTGATCCCAATGCAGAGGAAATGGCTGTTTTTCGTAATTCTAATGCTGATGTAGGTAGTGCTATATTTGCCGCCAATATGGGTATCATAGGATTATCTAACTGGCTTCTTTTTGGTAAGTATATAGGGTTAGGAGGCAAGGCTATACCAGGGTTGGAAAAGAGGCTCAACAAGCATTTATTTGGATTAGGGACGGAAGTTGCTAAGCCGGGAGAGATGGCTATTAAAATAACCAATCCCAATATAGGACAGAAGATAGCAGGCAATGTTTTCAATATCATGAAAAGACCGGTATCTGAAGGCTTATGGGAAGAAGGATCTCAAGGTGCTGTTCAGAATACGGCTGAGGAATATGTTAAGTCAAGATATGATAATGTCGCCATGAACGGAGCCGTTGATGTTCTTGATGCTATTTCTGAAGGATTTAAAAAGCAATATACGTCTAAAGAAGGATGGACTGAAATAGGAATCGGTGCTATTATCGGTTCTTTGTTTGGTATGAGAGAAGGCTTCTTTGGGGTGAAAGAGTATAGTAATAGTCAGATCTTGCTGGAAAGGCAAGTGAATGAATATAACAAAGCATCTTCTAATCTTAACACGGCGGCTTTGAATACGTTGAAAAAATCAATGAGTTTAGGGCCTCAAGTTCGTTCCGATGCCCAGTCTATGACTGGTAAGGAGCTTGATGATGCTATGTTTGAAAAGATGTCTATTGACAACCAAATGGGAACCTTAGAGGATTCGGCTGAAAATTTCCGGCAGATGATTGATATGATGCCTATTTCGGAAATAGCCGAAGCTAATGGAATGTCTTTAGAAGAGGCAAAGAAATACAAGGATTCTATTATTGATAATTATAACAATCGTCTTTCGGATTTCAGATCTGCCCAGAGTTTTGCCGAAGATCTTATAGGTGATGACTCTAAGATTGAATTTAGAAAATACGTGGCTCGTAATGCCTTCCTTGGTCTTCAATCAGAATCAAGAATGAAAGACATAGCTTCTGTCATAGAAACGCTTTCAGGACAGCCTCGCGTGGCAGATGCGCTAAGTACGTTCTCCCGGCTGTCGGACAGAGCAAGGGAGCGGGCGATGGCTATCCGTGGCATACGGTCAAGGATAGAAGAACTTGAATCCGAAATAGAAGATCTTGCTACCCGCCCTCGTAACGTAGAAGGGAAAGATCCACAAGCTGAATCCATACAACGAAAAACCAAAGAATTGGAAAGCCTTAGAACCAATTATAATAATTCGTTGTCTGAGTTATCAACGTTAATAGGAAAAGAGTTTTCGATAGAAGAGCTGGTAAGTAAAACCGAATCTGTTTTATCTTCTCCTCTTTCTCCCATAAGTTCACAAGATGTGATAGAAGCCTATGATACGCTTGTGGCTTTTGATGATTATTTTAATGTAAAATCAAGACAGGAAAAGAAGTTTACAGCCAAAGACAAAGCCATGAGATCCTTGGTAAATGAATACCGAAGGAGTTTGATGGACTATAGGAATATGAATAACTTCTTGTCTAAGATGCTTGATAAAAGATTCTTAGCTAAGGAAAATAGGGGATTTTCAAAAGCGCTGTCTTCTCTATGGTCTACTCCTTATAAAGGGGATGACAAGGTTCCTGATTTTGCAGAGCCTAATAAAGTTGGTGAATATGACACTGATGAGGTAGTAGATCAAGCTGTGTCAGAAGGTAAGATTTCGGAAGACGAAGCTTGGACTATCAAGGCTTTTATGCATGCTCTTGATAAAGTAAGGGAAGATAGGATGAAGGAAGCAGAAGATGATATAAAAGAGTCACCGCTTACGGAGTCTGTATCGGATGAAGATTATGAGGCTGCTATGGATAATCCTATTATGGTTCCGGCCGTAAGGCAGTCTATAATTGATAAACTATATACAGGTAATGCCGATCTTCTTACTGCGAGAGAAAAAGATGTGTATGATAAATACAAACAAGATTTTGATGATTATGTATCGTCTTTGGGTGACAGTCCTGTTAATCTCATAAAATCATTATCTGAGAAGGCTGATAGGCTTACAAGTCCGAGATCTGTGTATGAGGATAATAAAGCTATTATTGATATGGCTAAATCCAATTTAGAACCAGATCAAAGGAAGGAACTTGATGATGCTATTTCTTCGTATGTTGATATAATGAACAGACGGGATAAAGGGGAGAAGGTTGACGAAGATAAGCTTGCCGATTCTGTATTTACCATAGAAGATCTTGGCCAGGTTGGAAACATCACAGATCTCCTTCCTTATATCGAACAAAACAGGATTATTGATAAAGGTCGTATTTCCGAATCTACGTTAAGTAATTTTGGGGAGGATGATACCAATATAGATTCTCTTGTAAATGAGTTAGATGAATCCGATAATACGCCTGGAGCTAACATAGATAGTGCCCAAAATCCAGAGACGTTGATGGTTAGAAGAATATCCAACGATGGCAACGAAAGGTATGAAATTGCGGGTCTTAGAGCCGATAAATTTATATCTTCTATAAAATCATTGGTTCCTATTCAAATAAGCTCTGAAACGAACGCTAATGGTACTAAAAGGTATTCTCTTAACATAGGTGGAGAAACGGCTACTATAATTGAACTGCCTTATCATGCGAGATGGTCTATAGACAAAGAATCGGCTCGTGTTCTTAACCGTTACACAGACGTGTCTATTCAGGACGTGGGTAATTCCTATTCTTTGGTTTATAAGCGTCTTGATTCAGATGAATTGGTTCCGTACAGAACGGGTGTCGGATTCGGAGAGAATGAGGTAGATAAAATAGATCAGGAAGCATTATCTTCTTTGAAAAAAGGAGATAAGGTTAATCTCGAAATAGATGTAAATGATACTTATAATCAGTCTCTTTTTGCCGAATACAATGATGCTGTTCAGTCCGGCGATAAAAAAAGAATAGAATCTGCTGAGAATAAACTGGTGTCCAATATGGTTATCAAGGTCATGAGTGGGAACAGATTCGTTTCTGTTGTAAAAGCTGATACAGGAGGCATAGATGGTATAAGTAAAATAAGAAGAACGGCTTTTAACAAGTGGAAGAAGGACGCCGGCCGGTCGGCTACCATCGGCGTCGGCACGCATGTTGTTGCCCAGACCCTTCCCGGAAGACCGGTGTTTAACATGAAGGTGAACGGTCAAGGATATGGCCAGATAGAAAATCTCCCTATTACCGAAAAAGGTGCTGAAAAAGTATCTGATGTTGGATATGTATTAAATGGCAAAGTCGTGCTTAAGAACGGATCTAAATACACAGGCTTCCCATTTGCTTATTCTATATTAAATGACAAGGGGAATAATTACAAAAATGTAAGAGTTCCGGTAGTCGTCATCAAAGGTAAAAACGGTCTTAATTATCTTTTCCCAGTTAGCCTACGTTCTGTAGAATCAGAGGAAGGGCAGAAATGGATGTCTTTTATAGATATGCTGCTTGAATCTGGTGATTCTGAATTGCTACAGATGGGTCAAGATGACATACAAGATCTTAATGCGTATCTAACCAAGTTAGGTCTTGATCCGGCTTCGTATCAAGTATCGTATTTGAATCCTATTTCAGGGCTTAGAAAAGCTCGTGAGGCTATAGAAAAATTATCTACGGTTCCTGATGTTGTTAAGTGGGTAGAAGATGAAAGCAGGAATGTGAAAGACATTGTGACGTCTGAAGTAGAATCTGGAATAGATTTCGAAGGTGAGATGTTTGTCGCTCCTAAGATCAGGATTCAGTTTGGCAAATCATCTTCCAGACCTAAATCGCTTATAGAGGATGATCTTCCTTTCTCTGATGAGGGTAAGACCGTTACTTCTAAGGTAGAAGATGTGGAAGTTTATGAAGAGGAAATGCCAGAGGAAGGGGCTGTCCGGGAGACTCAGCCGGCGCCATTAGCTCAGCCGGCTCCTGCGGCACAAGCTGCACAGTCTTTACCTGGCAAGAAGCGTACCTCCAGGAAAAACTTCTCTCTTATGTTAAACGAAATAGAATCTCATATAGAAAAAGAAGGATTGCTGTCTTATGCTAATATTTTTGATTTTATAGCAAGAAAGATTGTAGGAGGTGATTTGAGGTTTCTTCGTGAGAGAGGTAATCCTAAAAGTCTTAAGGAGGAAATGGGATTAGAACCTAAAGGAACAGTAGGTGATAAAATATCCACTCCTTCCAGTAAAGGTGGTAAGACCTTAGAAGAATACGTTTCTTGGCTTCGTTCTCAAACAGATCAGGTGGTGGTTGATTATGTTGGTCCAAGATCTGACGAACAAATTATATCAGAGTTGAAAAACTTTTTGAAATATATTAATTTTGTTCCAAGCAAGGCTTTGAATTATTCTCTTAGAGTCAATGGCATGGATGCCCTAAAAGAATATGGCACAAAAGAGGAAGTAGAAAAAATGGAATCTGACATCAATAGTTTGGTTTCTGAAGTTTTGCCTACGGTAGATAATCAAACTGTAGAAGATGTTTCTACTGCAATAGAATCAAATAACCTGCCTGCCATATGGAGACCTATGGAAAGCCTTGATATGACAAACGAGGAAAAAATAGAGTTTTTGAATAACGTAGCAGATTTCCTTAGCGGCATTCCAGAGTATGATGCTGTTGTGGAGTCTATAGAGTCAGAATCAGATAATATTTTAAATGATGGAAAAGAAGGAAGTGCAGAAGGCGGTGCAGTACGCGCTGAGGAAGATGGCGATAAAAAGGGAGATGGAAAAAGAGAAGGACAACCCAGAGATGATGGCAAAGCTGAGGGAGATGTCTATTTACCTGGATCTGAAGAAGGAAGAGTAGATAACTATAAGAAGAACGGAGATAAGTTCTCTGATATTGCCGAAGTTACTTTATGGTTACTTAGAAGGGCTGCCGGCATAACCTCTATCCCGGAAGGAGAAGAGGTTTATGTAGAGGGGGATGAAGTTAATAGCATTATGACCGATATGGAATCAAGGTACGGGATAGACACCATCAACCACTCGCATACGACTAAGGCTATAAGGGATCTTAACGGCGTATCAGGTTATAAAGTAGAATACGGCTTAACCTTTTTAACATACGATCCTTTTATTAGAATATCCAATCCAAGGAAAGAATCTAAGGCCGAGAAAGACGAACCTCGTATATCCGAAGAACCGCTTACTCACATATCAAGGGTAACAACCCCTTATTTCCTGTACGGCGGTGATGAAGCATATACATCTGTTCCGGCTAAGGTAGAACCTATACCGGAGAAGATAATGGGTCGTAATGGCATTAAATTTGGTATGAGTGTAGTCGAGTTAACCAAATTAGGGTACAAAAAAGCTGGTGGAAACTGGATATATAAATTCTATATGAACTCAGGTGTGTATGATTTGTATAATATCAGTACCGGTGAAGCGTTTAGGGTAAAACCGGATCTTGGAGTTAAGATAAGTTCCAGTGCATTCATCCGTTCTTTATCTCAATCTGGTAGAAAAATACAAAATATGATGAGTAATATGAGCCAGGAAGAGATAGATAGGAATAAGAATCTTGTAGAAGGTTCTGATAATTCGGATTCGATAAATGAGTTAAATAAGGAGTGTTGAGTATGAGAAGGAGATTTTTTTAATGCTGCGGATAATTTTGTGGGAGGATGTTATAATAAGTTATCCAATGAAGATATAAAAAGGCTTGGAGGAAAAAGACCTTATGTATGTCAGTTTAATAAAATTCATATACATATAGGACCTGTATTAAAAGATAATGATTCTGATGAAAGTTATGTAATGTTTAATAGCGACTGGAATTATGGCGGTTATGAATCTATGGTTTATCATCATAGCAATAATGGTATTTTTATATTAGGTGAAAATAAAATTGGTAATATAGAAGACCATATACAAGATCTAACATATTGGTACGAATATGATCCAAGCATTAATGAAAATTATTGTTATTGTTATTATGAAGCTGATAATAGCGGAAATGCCATTAAATTGAATGGTGAGTTTAGTAATGTCAGCACCGTTTTTAACATTCCCAGTTTGAAAGTTACTACTCTTCGTGATGGCGGTTTAAGTTTTCCAGAGATTTATATAGAAGGAGTTTGGGATCCGTTATTGTATAAGTCGGTTTTATAATTAACTTTGCAAAAAAGTTAATCATTATGGGTGTCAAATGTCAGATAGAAAAAAAGGAAAATGAAATAAAACGGGTTAAGGCTCCTAACGGGGAGCCTTCCGTTCTTTACGAAAGTGCCTTAAAATTATTAGGAAACAGCGAGCGGGCCCTTCAGGTATGGGCTAAGGTTTACACTCCTGGTTTTTTGTCGTATTACGGTCATTGGAATAACCCGGCTCCAGGGGAGATGTTTAATACCGATTCCAATGGTGAACCTCTTTTAGAAGACGTGCTGTCGTATATGAAGCGTCAAACTTATTTTGCCGATCCTCTAACGGATCAGGATGTTAAGGATGTAAGAGATTTTCTTTTATCTACCTATGGTGTTTATACGGCACCATCATTATCCAACATCATTCTTCATTATTTTTATGTAGATGGTAGTTTGATACTGAATGAGCAGAATTTAAGAAGATCAGGCTTGTATAATGAAACAGAGATAAGTAGAATCTTATCTGATCCTTCTGTTCTTAATGAAGTTTCGACATCCATGAGGAAGTTATTGGATTATTCCAATAACGAACATGATAGGGAAAAAGATAATTATTTTATGTCTGTTGACTATCAGTATGGTCCTATTGTTTACAAGGAGGGAGTGTTTAACCAATTTGGTAAAAAAGTACCATATAATCCTTCTGAGCTTTATTATGCTATGCGTAAAACAGTAGCCGGCATAAAAAAATTTTCTGAATTTTCATCTGCTTTTGAATCGTTGAGAAACTCATATCCTGAACTGGTTGAGAAATTTGTTTCTGATAAAGAATTTGCCGAATCTATGTTTGATGAGTTTTTATCTACGAATAAGATTCCGGTAATAAACATAGAAGGGGATGATGTGGTAGAAGGCAAGAGAAGATCCTTGTCTAAGCTACAAGATCTGTCTTATTACAATCCTGGCAAAATAGAGTTCCTAAGAGCTCGTATATCAGCTTATTTACATAGGGTTAATGCCGACACCGAATCCGATTTAAGAAGCATGATATGGGATATAGAAGAGGCTTGTACGTGGTTTGGCATAGATATAATAGGGGCGTCAGAAACTTATGATGGCACAGAAGAATCTTTGAATAAGATAGATAATTTGATGCTGGATCTTGATATTTATGTGGCCAGGCATAATGATGTAAATTATGCTCCAACGCTGGCATCTTCTATAGATGATGTTCTTGGTGATAGCACAGATTATTATTTTGGATTATTACCGGAGTATATGAATAATTTGAATATCGTTTATTCTGAATCCGATATAGACCCAGTAGAGGCATTTGAGAAACATTCATTGCTTAAGGTAGGAGATAATCTATATCAAAGGATCAGCAAAGATGATCTTAACGAGATGTATCAAATATCAACAGTGTTAGCCAAGCACAACCTAACTCATTTTTCTACTAAAATATATCCTGAATCTTGTTTTAAGAACGGCGTTTTGGATAAAGAGAAAGTACGGAACGTAGATAATAATACGCTCATGGCTTCCATTAAAAAATACGTCAGATCGTTCATGGATTCTCAGAACACGGAGGACATGATAATGACCAGGATGGCGTTTGGGCACCCGGCGGTACTTGACGTTCCTTACGTGGATGTGGATCGGGAGTATAGTCGATACATGAACAAAAAACAAGATAGCGAAAACCCATTATCCTTATTCGATTTATACCAATCTTACCTTGACAACAAACTCCATAAAACAAAATTATATGATAATGCCTATAAGTATCTTGACTTCAAACCTGGTCCATCTTTGGGCCTTATTTCTGATGATCCTGATATTTTGAAATCAATAGAATTATCTTTATCTGGAAAAGACAGGTTGATGTTGTTTGATTATAGCATGACCAGTACCGACCCTTCTTTATCAGAATTGTTTTATTTGGAGAAGTATGACTCTTCGTATGCCGGGAATGATTTTGAACACTATTTTTACACCAGGCACCCGTATCTGTTAAAAGAAAAATCGGGCCCTAATATCGTAGAGCAAGATGGTGTTATAACAGCCGAAGGTATTTATGATAATTTTATAAGAGTAGGTAATAAGATATGGTCTAAAGTAAGCGAGAGTAGTTCCGGCTCTATCTACCAAAATCTGACAGGAACCGAATCGGAGGTGAAATACGATTCTACTCAGAAGGCTAAGACGGTAGAAACTGATTACGCTCCATACCAAAATAGATCTGGCTTGACGCAAGATATGACCGTAAGCAAGTCTGAATTGGATGATCTTAATAAATTGGAATGCAGGTAATTTTTGTATACATATATATAGTTTTTTCATAGTTATAATTTGGGAAGTGAGGCTTGTGAAAGTCTCACTTTTCTCATATATGTACGTATATCAATAACATACAAGAAAAGTTAGATTTTCATTGTTTATGAATTATTTTTATTAAGTTTGCAATATTAGTTTCAGGAAGGGATTATGGAAATAAGGAAAAAGTAAGAACCGAACGTAACTAATAACAGTAGGAAATGAGAATCAGTACCATCAAACGTAACAACAGCATTCATCTTATGTATAAAAACATTATGAATGATTTAGGTCAATTAAGAACTGTAGTTTCAAAATCCTATATTTATAATCTGATACAAAATCAAACCGGATTAAGTATCAGAACTATATCCCATGTCTTGAATCACACAAAAGAACAGGATACAGATTCTTTGTGAAAAGCATACATTTTCATACATTTGTGTGTTCTTTAGTTTTTAGATTTAAGTTTTTCATGGTATTAGTTTAGATTAGTGTAGATCAGGGTTCGCAGTGATGCGGGCCCTGATTTGATTTAAAAAGTATTAAAATATTTGTTATTTAAAATCTTGTTCCTATCTTTGTTCCAGAAACAATGAACAACGAGATCCCACCTCTGGTTGTTTGATGTTGAAAGATATTTTTGGCTCATTAGGGTTTGTCATAGTGGGATCTGACATTCTCTTTTGGGCCTATTTTTTTTATTATGTGTAATAGTATTATTTTAAAATTAGAAGATATATCTTCTATCAAGAGGTATTTTGAGTTTATCTTGTCTCAAACAGAAAAAGGCGAAAAGTTTCCCATTAAACTTGATGATGTTTTCGCTCTTGTGTATAGTAGAAAGGATAAGGCTGTTAGAGCACTTATAGATAGCGATCAATTCATGCAAGATATTGATTATAAGGTTTTCCCCCTAAATGGGGAAAACTCAAATGGTGGTAGACCCTCTATGGTCTACATGTTGTCTGTATCATGCTTAGAATATTTTATAGCCAGAAAAGTTAGATCGGTTTTTGAGGTTTATAGAAGTGTATTTCATGGATGTGTTTATAATGAAAAAAGAAAATTAATACCTGATTTCTCCAATCCAGCAGAGGCAGCAAGAGCATGGGCCGATCAGTATGAAGCTGCTCAGAGAGCTATAGCTGAAAAATCTCAGGCAGAGGCAGAGAAGCAACAAGCCTTGAAAACAATAGAAGAGCATAAGCCTGATGTAGAATTTGCCGAGTCTTTTAGGAAAGTAGACCATAACAATATGTGGCTGATTCGTGATATTGCCAAAAAGTTAGAACAGAATGGTGTTATCATCGCTGAAAAGAATTTACGTTCATTCCTTGAAGAAGCTAAGTTTATGTTTAGAAACGGTCTTGGAAAATGGGAGTTGTATAGTAATGTTGTAGCTAAAGGATATGGTGTGTATAGATCATATTTTGTAGATAAGTATTCCGGAGAAAGGGTTAATCAACAAACTATCTACATGACAGGATCCGGATATGAAGTAACCCTCAATGGCATAAAAGGAAAACTTAAAAATGTATTTTTAAAATATGGTAAATTTTCTTGAGTTTATTTATAGGTAGTGTTTTAAAAGAATAAAAAACACTACCTTTTTTTGTTTCTGTCTTTTCTGAAAATACTTCTCTTCTATAGGAAATAAACACACCCATATTCCACCCTGCAATCATGATCTTTGTTACGTGCTTCATGCACGTATGTTTAACAATTAAATACTATAAAATTATGGGTGGTGATAAAATCGTCCTTTTAGATGGAGCCGGGGCTAACGGTGGTGGTGCAGCCACTAACGGTCTTCTTTCAATGATTCCCGGCATGTTTGCTAATTTGATAGGTGGTAATAAAATGGATCCGAATCTGGTGGCGGCTTTGATGAACGGTCGTAACAACCAGGACGGTTTCGGTGGGGCTAACGGTTGGTGGCTCTGGATAATTGTTTTGTTCTGGCTGTGGGGTGGACGCGGCTTCGGTAACGGTTTTGGAAATGGCGGTGATTGTTGCGCCAATGGTTTGCCGGCTCAGTTGAATAACGATTACGGTCGTGAACTTTTGATGCAGGCAATTCAAGGTAATCGTAGCGCCATAGATCAGATTGCTTCTGCTTTGAACTGTTCTACTACTCAACTTCAGAACGCTATCTGCAACGTACAGGGTGCTATTGATAAAGTAGCTGGTCAGGTAGGTATGACTTCTCAGGCTGTTATCAACGCAGTTCAACAACAAGGTTGTGAAATAGGAAATCAAATCAGCTCTTGCTGCTGCAATCTGAGTTCGTTGATCAATCAAAGCACTTGCCAGACTCAGGGAATGATTACTCAGCAAGGTTTTGATAACCAGCTTCGCACGTTGGAACAAACCAATATCTTGCAGAACGGTCTCAACCAAGGTCTGGCTAACAATCGTGAGCAAGCTACAAGCCAATTCAATATCTTGTCTGCGAAACTTGACGCCCAAACCGTTATGATCAACGACAAATTCTGTCAGTTGGAAATGAGGGAGATGCAGAACACTATTGCTCAACTTCGTGAAGAAAAAGCGGCTTTGACAGCTTCGGCATTATCTCAGCAACAAACCCAGAATATCGTTGGTCAATTACGCCCGACGGCCGTCCCGGCCTACCCCTCTTGTTCTCCTTACCAGGCTTATACTTGGGGACAGGTATTCGGAGGAGGTTGCTGCAATAACGGATGTGGATGTAACAACGGATGTTGCAATAACAACGCTGCTGTCTGATTTTATTAAGAAAGGAGGCTAATATGGCTTGTGTTTCTAAAATAGGATCGTTGTATGAGATGGTTACGAAGAATGTTATTGTCAGTACGACAAATACAGTCTTCGGTATTAACCCACGGGCTTGGATCGCCCTTCCGTGTGAGGGTCTTATCCTTCTTAAAATAAGGCAAGTAGTCCCCACAGCCGGAAGTGCTCTACCGGTACAGATTGCGGTCCCGGCAAACAGCACAGTTTCAACAGTAGGATCCGACACCTGTTGCCCGGTTACGGGAGTGAATGTCGTGAACCCTATTAACGTAGCTGTCACGGGTGCTGCTATGGTAAATGGCACAGAACGCCTTCTGTACTTCAATAAAGTTCGTGGCGTGTTAAGATTAATGGATTGCTGTGTTCCAGTAGCGGCAGCCCAGGCGTCTGAAGTTAAAGCAGGTAAATGATTTCAGTAGGGTGATGGAGATCATCACCCTATTTTCACCTAACTAATATTTTGATCATGTTTTCAGATTTGAAGAAAGGGTTTCAGGTACATACCCTTGATACTAATACAGTACCTAAATACGAATTGGGAAAGGTAGTAGCCGTATCCGAACCCAGGTATCTTCCTCCTCAGCCAGGTCAGTATCAGGCGATGCAGACCCGCGTGGTGGATCTGACGGTAGAGCTCACTGGCGAAACCAAGACCTATACGGTCCCGGAATCCCAGAATGTGGCTAAGGCTATGGGCATAACATTATCTACCAGCATAGATCCGATTATGAACGAACTGAATGCCATAAAAAGCACCAGTCAGGAAATAATAGACAGCGTAGATGCCCATCGTGCCAAGATAGAGGCTTGTGAATCTATATTAGAAGACATCAATCCGGCATTCAAACAAACGAGAGAGCAGGATCGTAAAATAGCTGGTATAGAAAATAAGGTGAATGACCTTACTGATTCATTCGAAGATTTAAAGAAGTTAATTGTAGAACGTTTGAAATAAGTATAATATGATAGTATATGATTTAAATTCAGGACACAGAGAATATCCTGGATATGACGAGATAGAAGACAGACGAGGTGGAGGCAGAGGCAGAAGCCGGCGTTCTGATGGGACGTACATGGGATACGGTGGTGGTATTTACGACCATTACGGTATGCATGAGAAGATGAAGGAAATGGAAGAACGCGAAAACGAGCTGGAAGAAAGGGAAAGAAGGCTTGAAGAGCGCGAACGTCGTCATGAAATGGAGGACCGGGAATACCGGAGGATGGGTTACGAATCCTACCCGACCGATTACTATGGAGACGACAGATACTACGGTGACGGACCTCAGATGCGTAGAGGTCGCGGACGTGGCAGAGGTCGTTCTTATTGAGGAGCAGACGCAGAGGATCCAGCTTATCAGAAATATGTAGATACTTACGGCTATCATTTTTCTAATGCTCTCGCTGATGAGGCGGTAAAGAAGATGGTCAACGTCGATGGATCCAAGAGGATCTGGAAGCAGCCGGAAATAAAAGATATTTTTGAAAAGTGCGGAGCGAAGAAGCCGGATAAAGCGACATGGGGCGATGTCCAATATGTCTTTGCAATGTACTATTCGGATGGTTTTCCGAAGGTCTTCAAATGTGAGAACGAGTTGGTGAAAGCTACGTTAATGTATTTGGATGATCCGGATGCTCCCGAAGGAGTAGCCTTTATAAGATGGCTTGCCGTGCAAGATTACCTCGGCGAAAAAATAAACTGGAAGGATCTGACCTAAGATCCAGACCCAGGTCCTTCCGGTGGTGCGGGAGCCATAGTAAAAAATATGATTCCCGCATTCCCGTTTTTCCCGTTTGGAAAAAAAGGAATAAAAATATTATACCGGTCGGCGGGCAATAGAATACCCGTGGCCGGTTTGTTTCACATAACTTTTTTTTGGATATGAATATAGCACACGAATCTAAATCGAATAAAACCCCATTGTATTTAATAGGAGAGTTGATTGGCGTACCGAATACGGTTATGGACACGGCATTGCATGAACTGAAAGATAGAATAGATAAAGACCCTAAATATAAAGATGTTAAAAATTGGCTCGAATCTTTACCCAAGATCTGAACCTATTTTTCCCAATACCAGGCCCGATGCGATTTTAACGTATCGGGTTTTTATTTTAATTCATATTGTTTTATTTTAAATCTAATTAATTTATGAATGTCGTACATTTGTTGAAAAAGTATTTTTTATGGAAAATAAGGAAGATTACGTTGGTTACGAAGATCAAGAACTGTGTAACCGGTATTACAAAGAGGCCGAAGCCATGAGGCAAAAGCAGGACTGGTCTCGGCTTAGGGCTGTCCCTGCTCCGGCCAAGGGAACGCCATCGCCCGGCTGGGGTCAGCTTGGACGTGGAAATGAAGTTCGTGTCAAGTACGTTAGCATCAATTCAGGATTGGGAGGGGATAGATTATGACTGTAGAAGAATTAGCCGGCAAAAGATACGGTGGCGAATTTGTTTTCATGTTTGGTCATCTTGAAGGTAGAACAAGATTCGTTTTTGAATGCTTTGATCCAAGACCTGATCATGAAGGTAAAAACACTTATATAGTTTCTTATTTTGATAAGGGACTTCGTAGAAGAGATGTGGTAGATGTGCCGTGTTATATGAATATTTTGCCAAAATAATGGAAACATTAATCTTAGATGTACCTGTATTTTCCGGTAAGATTATTTCTCCTATCTGGATTAAAGCCGTAAGAGATTTTCAATCCAAATCGAAGACAGAAAGAGACTCGTATTGTTTGATTTGTGGATGTACAGGAGGGTGTAACTTGTGCGATGATATAAGTAAATATAGGATTTCAGAACAATTAAAATATTACAAATAATGGAATTAAAAGATTCAGTCAGGGTAATGACTAAAGAAGAGTTCGAATCAGCAATCAACGAAGATATTAAATTCGTTGAAGGAATTAAGCATTTTTTAAACATGATGATGCTACGAGGGTAATGGAACACGTAAAGTCCGTGTTAGAGGCATCAGTAGACTACCACTACCCGAATCATCCTGAACCTGAAGCAGAACCTGGAGACATGGGAGAGGTTTCTGATGGATACCATACTTTCAATGAATTGTATCGGTACCGCATGTTGTATAACGCCGCCTTCTTTAATCTATTAGCCAGAAACGGACAGGTTGAAGTTTGCAAATCAAGGAGACACAGCGATGGAGAAAAATGCTTCGGTTCTGATGATTGGTTTATTGTGATGGCGATCCTACCTACCGGTCAGGTATCTAATCACTATGAAAGCAAATACTGGGATTTGTTTGATGTTCCTGAAAGAGAAACCGCTTTCGAATACGATGGCCATACACCAAATGAAGCTGCCGACAGACTTAAAAAGTATCTCAAACTGCCTCGTCGTGGCATGACATTCGAACAGGCTTTAGAACGGCTTAAATTAGGTCGTAAGATAAAAAGAATCGATTGGGGTAAAAAGTATATCTGTATGTTTGACGTAAATATATTGATGGTAGATACAGGTCAAAAAGTAGCATCAAATTGGAATCCAACCGAACATGATATTATGTCTAATGACTGGGAGATTGCGGGATGAGTTTGTTTGTATGTTCAAAATGTGGCTGTATAGATAATACAGCCACATCATATTACTGGGCTCTTATAAGACCTTGTAAGAATCGTATTTACGATAAGTCGCTAAAGGGATATGAAGGCAAGCCTCTTTGTTCTGAATGTGCCGCTATTGAATATAGTAAGGGGGGAGAAGTGGTGGTAGTTCCTGGAACGTGGCATGGTAAGTTCAAGAAAGAATGGCCTACTGAAGAAGAAAAGAAGCATATTGGTAAAAACGGTATTTTAAATATGTAAATTATGTGTGATAAGGAAATTGTTGTATGTGCAGCTATATGGGTTCAAGATCACAAGAACAAGCCTCACGGTCCAGTAAATATACCATCTGGAACCGTATTTTGTGGATTGAGACACTGTTCCATAATATCGCAACATGCGGCATACGGTATAGCCCATAAAAACCGCAGTGTTCAAGGATTTTTGACAAGCAAGAATCGGTTTTTAACAAGAGAGGAAGCGTCTGAACTTGTTAGAAACAATAATCAGGAAATGGTAGTAGATAGGAGTGTCATTAGAGAACAATTGTATTCAGAAGATCTATATTAACTAAAAAACAAAACAACATGGGGTTTAAAATCAAAAAGTCAATCACTTATGATATGATGGACGACAGTCGGGTAGAGTATGAATTTGATAATACCAATGATTTAAATCATATCATATTTAAAGGTAATTGTAGAGAACCTTTTTCATTTAGCAGAGTACTTGTTGAAGAATTAATTAAGACATTTGAAACCATACAGGATAGATACTCTGATAATTATGAACTTAAGGTCTATCTTTACAATTGTATAATTCAACTGAGCGTAAATCCAAAGGACCCCAGTGAATCCTTTTTTGGCGTATATGATAGAGATGAGATGAAATTGATATACGGAATAAAGATCAGTATTCTGAAAGGAATGTTTGGCATATGATTACCAAGCAGGACATATCATAAAAAAATGGCGGAATTGAACTATTTAAACAAATAATAAAGTCGGATACGTAAGTTATCCGACTTTTTCATATATTTGCGTTATGGCAAAAGGTTATTATTGGATACCACAAACAGATGAAACGTTAAATGGCAGAAGCTATTACGTGGCTAAGATAGTAGGGGATATCACGTTTGATACTAAACGAAAAAGAATCGTATTTCAAGCTGATAGGTATTTCCCTGTAGGATCTGTTTTCCATTTTACGCACAATTGCTTCAATTATATCATAACTTGCCGACTTCGTAAGCCGGGGCTTTGGTTTGAAGCCAGGAGAGAAGATTCGGGCTCTATTTGCCCTGAAGATATTGAGCGCTTTGAATCGGGAAGGTTTATACACCGAGATGGGTACATGCATTACATATAAGCTGAACTTGACGATTTTTCGTCAGATTATAATTTTTTTCTCATATTATTTTTAAGCCATCAGACTGAGAAGTTAGGTGGCTTTATTTTTTATGATATGCTTTATTTTTAACTACCTTTGTCTCATAACAAAAATGTTTTATCATGGTATCAACGTGTATTATTAAAAGAGATAATAAAAAGAAAGTTGTTTCTGTCTCTACCAGATCAGGGGACAGGTCTATGTTGTTTGATAAGATAGCATCTATTCCTCTTATGGAGAACAGGGAACGGGCTACTACTGTTTTTAAAACCGTATTTTCTAATAAGTTCTTAAAGGCTTTTGGCGACTGGAGAAAGAGAGTGCCTATCAACAAACAGGCCTACAATAAGGTGAAATCCAACATCGATCTTATTCCGGAAGCCTATAGAGAAAGGGTACTGGATAAGGCTTCTAAGATGAGTAATCCTGTTCTTGTGTCAAAATCAGATGCACCTTATGAAATCCAAGAATCGGGCTTTGGATTTTACAGCCAAGATCTGGGTGATAATATTATGTTGGTGGATGCTATGGTTCCGTCAAGTATTTCCGTACCGGAAGGACCGGGAATAGACGCCGGGCAGTATTTACAAGATGCTATATCTTCGGACTTCACTCCCGTATCTATGGTACAGGATAAGGGTGTTAATTATATGGTTATAAAAGACGGTCTTAAGATATTTAGCCCAGAAGAGTTACCACAGACAGATTCTAATCCTGTGGGTGTAACGTATCAGACCGGAGAGCCTCGTTTGTTTTTCATGAACGATCGTAATCAATTATTTGAAGATTACGGAGAAGCTCTTCGCTCTGGCGGGAATGATATTAGAATAGGATTCTTATCAGGCACCGTTCAAGAATCTACCGTGGATGGCGTGGCAGACATTACTTACAAGGCTGGAAAGTATGTTCTTAATAATCCCAAATCTTTTATACCGGTCATGACCGCTTCTGCTTCTACTTCTTTATCAACAAAAGGTGGTATAATTAACTACCTTATAAAGAAAGGTCTTTTGTCAGGATCTAAGATATTCGATCCTGAAACAAGAAGCTATTATCTTACAGGAGAAGGTCATACAGGACAAATTAGACTTTTCAATTCAGCCTTATCCTACACCGAGCTCCGTAATCATTTTGGTTCAGATGTTTCCATGAACGACCAAGGTATGATAACCATAAGCTCGTTGGATAATAGTAAGGTAACTATGAGGCTCGCCACCGGAGGAACGGAAAGGGTTAGCAAAGAGCAGATAAAGAACGATCTTAAGTCAGGAAGATACAATGAATTGGACGCCAAGTACGATCATTTTGATGCGCTTGTAGTTTCATTCATATTAGAAGACAACGATCTTTATGCTGATACTAAAGCTAAGATCGTATCAGATTATAGCAGGCAGGAACGTGATCAACGAAATTCTATTGTCGAGATACTGAAAACGTTGGGCGTTAGTGTCATAGGTATGACCGATTATATAGAGAAGTATCAAACCAAATACGGGCACGAACCTTCTGCTAAGGCATTGGCGGATATTGCCAATAACGTAATAGCAGTTGGTGAAGATGCTACTTTATCTGATTTAGTAGAAGAAACAGCCCACTTCCTTGTAGAGGCATACAGAGATCAGAATGCTGTTGAGGCTGTTCTGCAAGATGTAGAAGGTACGGAAGAGTGGAACCAGTATGCAGGTCAGTATTATAATACATACGGTAAGGTATATGAGGGAGCTGAGCTTGATAATGCGGTTAGGAGAGAAATTCTTGGAAAGATCCTCGCCAGGGAGATGCAGACCGGAACAGCACAGGCGCCGGTAGAGCCCACCTCCTTCCTGGGGCGCGTCCGGCAGCTTTTCTCTGGAATAGTAAGCTGGCTTAAATCAGCTTTATCAACCCAAAGACAGGATTTGAATAACGTTATTAAAAACATTCGTGATCTTGCCATTACTGACATAGATAAAGGATTTGACACTTCTCTGTTAAAGGATAATGACTTTACATTATACTCCCTTTCTTCTATGAACAAGAACAAGTTTCTTGAGTCTAAGATCAGATCGCTAAGAAAAACATTAAGAGACTTACGTCAGATAAGCTCTGATAGGGCTGTAACTACGTCTATGACCCTTGCGCAGCTTAAGACCATAGAGGATAAGATAAATAAGGTAGAGACCGAAATAGACAAGAATGAGATGGCGGCTGCCATGAACAGCATGATCTCCACAGCCGAAGCTCAGGTCAGATACTTAAGCAATGTGGTGAACACCATCCTTCATGGTGATACCAAAGACGGCAAGCTTCACTTCAATACCAATGATCGAAAGAACGTAGATATTATTGACAATCAGGTTCTTCCGATCATGAACGATCTTCGAGGATATATCTGTAACAGAAGTACCGAATTTGATGAACGTGAAAAGCAGGATTATACAAATAGGATCAATACCGTCATTGCCGACATCAATGGTATTCAGTCTGATATTAAATCAGTACAAGACCTTGATGAAAGTACGTTGCTTGATAAGTTAATGAACGAACTTCATGTGCCGGCAGATAAGGTAAAGAGAGTAAAAGAATTTTTCGACAAGGTTCAACACGATGTTTCTTGGATAAGTAGGTGGTTTGGTATATTAGAGCATTCTTCCAGTCCGTTCAATAACGCTCTTGGAGCTATGATTGCCAAAGACAATTACAATGCGATGGTGAATGCCCAGCCCGCCATATCCGACTTCCTGGCATATGCGAAAAAGCATGGTTTTAACAAATCTGAATTTGAAAAACTGCTTCAGAAAGTAGACGGCAAAACTTCTAATTACCTTCGTAGTGCTCTTGATATGGCTAAATACGATCGTAATAAGAAGCTGGCGCAGATGCGAGCGTTTGCGACTGCCATGAACATAGAGATATCAGAAGAAGAAATTGGTGATGTGGTTGACAATAACCGTAATTACGTATTTAAAAGAGAAGTAGTTGACAAGGATGGAAATACGGTTACTGAAAACGCTAAATTCAAACCATCGTCTGATAGAGTTAATACCGATATTTTTACCATCGAGCAGGAAAAGATCTATACGGAACAGATGGAAAAGTGGGATGCTGAAAATTCGGAACTGGAATTTAGCGAAAGTTATGCCACAAGAATGGAATCCATATACAAAAAGGCTGAAGAAGAATTAGGGCATCCGGTTTCTCAAACAACCAAAGAATACCTTAATGCTCTATCCAGGCAAAAACGGATATTGAGGCAGCCTTTTATTGATAGCGGTGGTAATTTTGATGAGGTTGCCTATTTTAAAAGCAGCAATTACGAAGAAGAAGGACTGCTTCGTAAACAACGTAAGGAAGCAGCTTCAGAATACATATATGTAGGAACCAGGAGAGTGGAAAAAACCGGCGACCAACTTAAGATGGCTAAAGAAATACAAGCTATAAATGAAGTTTGGAGAAAGGAATCAAATAATGTTACCAATGCCGTATCAGAATCGTTTTTGCAAAAATTAAGAACGATTCAGAGCGAGTCGGGAGGAGAAGCTGCGCTGAAGACACTTATGTTGGGAGGTCACCTGTCGTTCAATGATCGGTTTTGGAATGAAGTAGAATCGGAACAGTCGGCGCGTACCGAATCAAATAACAAGGCTTCGTATCTTAAAATGGCGCATGATATCATTAGTTCTACGACAAGTGATAGAGATGCGACTGACGTGGATTCGATTGTGAAAGATATAGAAAAAAATAAGGCCATTATCAAGGAAATAATCGGAAACAATCGCGATGTGGCTGATATCGGAGAAATTAACGAAGCGACATTTACCTCATCCGAAAGAGATGCTTTTAGGGCCGCATCTGAAGCTATTGAAGCTGATTACGCTATCTTAATAGATTATGCTAAGATGGTGGGTCTTGAAGATATTGATAAGTACCTTACTAAAAGCAGTAAGGCCGAAAACGAAGTAAATCAGTCTTATTTAAATGCTCTTGCTGACTCCAAGGAAGTGGAATGGAAGTTCGTACAACGTCATACTACGGCGAAGAAAGCAAAAAGGATTCAGGCTTTAAGGGATAAGCTGTTTAAGGCTGCTGATAACCGATATCTGTTTACCGTATCTGAAACCAACTACCTGTCAGAAAAGCTTGGTATAAGCAAAGAATTAGACGGTAGAGATTTTAGGAATGCTGTTAATGCTAAGATGGCCAGCTTATTTTTAAATAATACAAGGGAAGAGGGTATAGAAGCTGACATAAAAGCGGGCATAGAAGAAGCTAATGCTATTGTTAATGAATTTGCCAGGAGCCAGGTCTTTTCGTACTATAAACGCATGGCGCCTACTGGATATGCGGCTATGATCGACAAAATCGGTCGAGGTGAGATAGATGTAGCGCAGATGGTTAAGGACGTACAGAATGGGACATCCACACAAGATTATGGTATGGATATATCATACCTGTCTTTTGACCCTGCAAGAGCATGGGTGGCTGAATCCGAGGCCGAAAATAGCGGTCGTAACCCTGATTATGTAAAAGACCACGGGTATGGTCATCGTATGCCCAAGAAGAGCCTGTATCGTGATGAATCGTATTTCAACGACTTCGGCATTAAGTATGATGCTGATGGTAATGAGGTCGCTACTAAAAACGTAGAGCAGTGGAATATGATTCAAAAACTCAAGGAAATAAAAAGACAATCCCTTGATCTATATAAAGAGCAGAGCCCTAATCTGTATGCTATTCCACAGATATCCAAACAAGATATAGAACGTATAGAAGGATTGGGTATTAACTTCAAAAATACGGTTCGTAATTTTGTATCAGATCTGTGCCTGGACAGAGTAGACGATTCTTTATACGGTAAAACCAGACAAGGGGAAGTATATGATCCGGAAGACAGACTTAGGTCTATACCTAAATACTACATATATGAATTGGAAAACCAAGATGATGTATCTCACGATTTTGGCTACTCTTATTCGATGCTTATGATGCAGTCATCGTTATACAACGAAAAGCAGAAGTCTATAGAGCTTGCCCAAGGACTGGAACAGATGTTGCTGAATAAGCAATTTGAAGGCGGGAAGAAAGCTGAAGCAACCCAAGCATATCAGATGTTCAGGGACTTCTTCAATGACCATTATTATGGCATTAGGATGAACACCAAAAAACTGACGGTAAACATCGGTGGATACACAGTAGACCTTACCAGGATAATGATGGCCGTTGAAAGATTTATGTCGGTCATGAACTTGGCGCTGTCCCCGTTTGTGGCAGCTACTGGCGCCTTAACAGGTCATATTAACCTCATCATGGAATCTGCCGTAGGACAGTATATAAGCAAAGATTCCCTTAAATACGCATCGGCTGAGTTTTCACGTCTTGCGCCATCTTGTATAGCAGAAACCGGAGACATAGATAGGAAAAGCAAATTATATGTCATAGGTGAGAGAATGGGGATTTTCAACATACGAAACAGAATGTATGGTGCCGGATACAATAGAGTGGCCAGGACCTTAATGCGTTCACCGATGTATGCTTTTATGGAGATCATGAACTACCCTCTTGACCCGCAGGTTATGATTGCCACTATGGATAACGTGCGATACTATAAAGGTCGGTTCTACACGTTCCAGGATTTCAAGATGGAAAAAGAACGCAATAAAGAACAGAGTACTATAAAAAGAGAATGGAATGCATTAAAAGATCGTACTTTATGGAGTATGGTAGACGTCGTGGATGGAAAGGTGGTCGTAAAACCTGGATCGGGTGTTACTGCCGAGGAAGTTGAAACCCAAATGGCTATAACCCGTAATCAAGTTCGTAGCTTGTCTCAGATATGTAACGGATCTTTGAATGAAGAAAATCGGACTGCCGCATCACGCAACTGGATAGCCAGGTTCATGACCGCCCACCGAGGATGGTTGGTGCTGGCGGCTCAACGTCTGTGGAAAAGGCGTGGCTTCAATTTCCAAACAATGCAAGAAGAGGAGGGACTGTCAATTACGTTAAAGAATATGATAGCCAAAACATTTAGCTTAGCTTCCGAGTCTGGTATGAAAAACATCATAGATGCCTGGAACGAAAATAAAGACAATATGAATGAGGTAGAGAAAACTAATCTCAAACGCCTCAGTGTCTATGCCGGTACGTTCCTTATCATGCAAGCCGTATCTATGCTTCTTGCCGGGTGGCGTGATGATGATGAAAACGAAGAAAGTTGGCTTACTCAATTCGGATCCTACGTCGGATTCAGAACCATAAATGAAATAGCTTCACAGATGCCATTTATTATGGAGCTTAACGTGGTTGATATCATTAACGACCCGTTTGTTATGGGACGGAAACTTAAGGACCTTACCGATCTTAGGAATTATTCACTTGATAAAGTAACATCTGGTACATACAAGGGGGAGGCTAAGTTATTTAGGCAACTCGCCAAACAGACGTTTATCAAACAATGGTATAATATCAAGACGCCGGAAGACGTAGCGCGCGCCTATAATTGGTGGCAGCAGACGAACAACAAGTCAATGATGTTCTTCATCGGCGCCACTCCTGATTCGGAAGGAGACGATGATGTTAGTTACAAATAGACGAAGAATATCGGACTTGCATTGTTTTTGTATGATTCCAATATGCTATATTAGTATCGTCAAAGAGTAGATTGTACGTTTTTTGTTCTTACTTGAAAGATTATGTAGGTTTAATTTTTTCTGAAATTGTTTTCTTACCGGTTCTCAGTCAGAGATGATAGAGAACCGGTTTCTTTTGTTATGAAAAAAAGGTATATAATTACCTAAGTTTTTAAGCATTAACTTCATGACCTTCCCTATCTGTTAAAGCCAAACCAACACCTTCTATAACGTATCCTACTACAGGAGCCTTATCAAATTCCTCCTTCGTAGCCCAAGTAGCATTATCAGGCATCAGATCCTTAAATGCATCCGAAACATCACCTTGGCACCAGCAGTTATTTGATGCAACAATACCCTTCCCTTCGATATTGATATACATTTTTCTTCCACCACATCCAAGGCTATTCCATCCTCTTGGCACGTTTTCCACCATAGGCTTAAGCACCCAGCTTTCACCGTCTATCCTAACCCATCCAGGATCGTCTTTGTGCTTGTCGTACATATTTTGCCAAAAAGAGCATTCGTAGCACCATCCCTTGTCTTCCATGATAGTTCTTATCTCACACCTTTTAAATCCATCTGCATCCAACGTGTGCGGAGAATGAGGCTGGTGAGGGGTGCCACATTTTGGACATACGAGTTTTAAATTATCTTTCATATTGCTTTACTTTTACGATTTTAATAGAATCACCAATATTGTATTCTCCTTGGTATCCAACGAATTTTATAATTTTATTATTTTTAAATATTGAAACTCTTTTGTCTTCACCATAATATATCACACGTCCACCATCTAAAGGAAGTAGATCATATATAACCCATCCTTCATTAACCTGATGATTATTTGAACATGATGATAATACTAATGTCATCAATAAAATAAAATACTTCATATTATTTTCAGCATAAAAATTTGTAACCTGGTTTTACAGCTTCCGCTTCTTCTCTCGTATCAAACATTAAGGTAGTGACAGCTCCTATGCCTTCACAAACGTAAGATACTTTTACCCACCACCTAAAAATCCCAGAGCCGTAATCATCATAGTACGGCTCAGAAAGAACTTCTTCTACATACCCATCCAAATAATTCACGATCGCTCCTCCTTATTTTCAGATTCTGCCTCTTCGAGTATGCTGATCACCTTATCAACAATATCCGAATCGGACATTTTCTCAATAAAAACATCCATCGCCTTAGTTATGTCATTGGCTTCTTTTTCTTCAAGAGCTATTTCCCCACCGGTAATAGCATCAGATAATGATGTAGATAAGTGTCTTATCTTATCAATGCTCATAAACGTAAATGGATTACCACCCCAGCCACCACCCATTTCTTTCATGATCTGATATCCACCTGAGATAAGTCTGCCTGATGTCGTGGCCAAGGAGGATACGATTAGGGACAGTACCGCCGCTTCCGTCCGCTCCTCGGACACACCCCTCGACCACACGGCTGCCCTTATAGCGCCGGCCAGGTCGTCTATGTATGGCATGAGGCAATCTTCCATCGCTTGTGTTATATCAGCTATAACCTCACTACGCTCTTTATTTATGTAGTAGATAGAAGCATTGTACTTCTTTATCTCTTTGTCCATATCATTTAAAAGACGCTTGATATTGTGCTTATACATAGGACTGGTTTTAATTACTTCCTTTAGCTTAAGAATGTAATTATAAGCCTGGTCGTTTACGAACAACGTCATGGTCTCAACCGTTGAATGAAGCGTGTTAAGACTGTTAAGAATCTTATCGAAATTGTTTATCAAATAAGCTTTTCTGGCTTTTGCCGCGTAATTAATCATCGCATTCAAATTTTAGATTTTCAAGTTCGAGTATTTGTAACCTAAGAGACTTAATTAAATCCGTTCTCTGTTCCTCTGCATGTTTTAAAGCCTCTTCCTTGCTTTCAAAAGCACAATCCCCTATCTGATAAGGGGTGTAACGACCAGGAGTGTCGGCTAATAAAAGACCACCACAATCTTCTATTCTGGCTTTTACCTTTCTTATTTTCCCATCTTTTAGACACATGTCCGTAACCCATACGAATTTACCATATAATTTATCATACTCTTCTAATCTCTCTTCTTGCAATTCATACCATTTAGGCTTAGGAAATCTTAATGTGAATCTAATTTCGGTATCTTTCTCTAAGACATTAATATCATACGCCTCCGGCCACAGTTCTTTTATACTGTCTTCGTCTTCAGCATACGCCACCAATACAAATGAATTACTGGATTCTGCGCTACACCAATACGGGTATTTTATAGGCCATTTGACTGGACGGTAATCATTGTCACAGTCATCCTTTCTAATGTGAAATCTTGCTCTGATCATATTATTCTACTTTTTTGATTTCGCTCAAATCGTCTTCATACACCAAATAAGATCCTCTTCCAGGTCTTCCTTCTTTATTGGGTGCCTGGATTGTAAATATGACTGTTCCAGCACTCATGATTTGAACGCTCTTGAAGAAACCAACAAGAGATTCTTTCGAACGTTTGTAAAGAACGCTCACTTTATCTCCCTTCTTGAATCCATAAACAGAATCGAAATAATCCTTTTTAATTCTTTCAATATTACTTCTGTGTTTGTCCATTGCTTCAAACTCGTCGTCTAACAGACGAATCATTTGTTCTTTTGTCATTTCTTTTCCTCCTTATAATTTATGATGTGAATGGTTTTGTTAATTCACCAAAGCGCTTATTGATGACAAGCACCTAATTATGTTATTATTTAAATCTCCATATATATCCATAAGCCATGAACTTATCCCCTCTACATACCTTTGATACAAAACTTGGATCATATCCGTCATTCGCCACAGATGACACCGATTCGTAGTTCTTTAAAACATTCCCCTCTTTATCTAATTTTAAAACTTCTTTTTTTAGGTGATCGTATAATCCATTTTCATGATTCAATATTGATGCTTTCGACATCTTTTCTTTTACATTTCTTCTGCTAAAAACATCTTTCATTGAATTTGCAAGTTTCTCTTTAACATCCTCTCTATTCATTGCTAATTTTAAAGATTTCGAGGCGTTTATTCTTGTTTGTGGAAAATTACAATTCTCTTTTGGAGTGCACCATCTTAAATTGTCGCTTCGATTATCATTTCTTATACAATTTATATGATCAACATGATTTTTCCATTCTTCTTTTTCACAAAATGCCAATGCTACAAGCCTATGTACATAGAGTTGTTTTAGCACTCCCTCTCTTCTTAAAGACACAGTATTATATCCATTTTCTTTTTCTTGCTGTTTCAATATTTTCATGCTTTTCAGACTTCTAATATTACCCATATTACTTACTTGATATCCATTATATCCGTCAATATCAGCCCATTTTTCTTCCATTGTTATTTCGCTTTTTTATATTAATCCCTTCCCGTGCTTATCATACCACAGCATAGTTATCACATTCCATGCAGCCGCAGCTAAATGGTGCACGTTAGTCTCTTTATCCATTCTCTCTCCTTTCAGGTATGCCATTATATGCCTGGCAGCCGCAGCACGATACCGTTCAAACCCGTTGTCAAGGTTCTGCCATTTATTGGGTCCGTACTTCTTTGCACCAGCATGATAGACTCTTACAATGTCTTCAATCTCCTCCATTGGAAGTAAATCCCATCGTAGTTTATCGTCAATGATGTCATTTTTCACCGATTTGTTTTCTCTGGATACTTTGACAGGAATAATACCCATAATATCCGTTTCTGTGACGAACGTCTCTCCATTGCAACAAACCTCGGCATATTCATCATTTACTTCTATGTCTGATACCGCCTCGACTATAGCTCCTTTGGTGATTTTAAATTTGGAGCTGATTACATCGTCTTCCAACATGCGAAAAATAGATCCTTTTGGATAAAGGATATTTTTAGTATTATCATCCATCTTTTATCTTGTTTTATCGTTGCTTTAATTAATTGATATAATAATATATAATCCATCATCCTTTTTCTACAAAGCGATCAAATTCTTCTCCGCTCATGACAATGCGGTTAATGATAATTATGCCGTTATTGCTATAACTATCATTTTTAACTCCCATATCATCAAGCTCCTTCTTTAAGTCTTCAAATGTGGGACCTTTCTTGTCTTTGAAAAATAAAGTAGCATGTGCAACCTTTCCGTTGTTTAGTTTTACCCTCACGGTATAGATATACCCTTTTTCCTCTTCATCCTTTTTGTTGACACCATCAAGGATGCTATTTATCATATCCTTGTCCTCACGTGATAGGTTGGATATGGCTATTCTGCCCTTTAATCTAAATATTTCGTTTTCGTTCATGACTTTCTGTTTTTTATTGTTTTCAAAATATTGTCTTACAGCTTCTATAGCCTTATCATCATCAAAAGCTTCTTCAAACTCCGTGTAGAACCTATCTCGCTCCATGCAGAATGTGTTTTTCCCTTCCGGTATAGGACGGAACACAACCACCCTCTCTTTGTCGTGATTGGTTCCTATTATGTTATTGTCTAAGATAATAGAATACTTTCTTGAACTTTTGTTGATAACAACATCATGTTGAAGACCATACAATTTAAGTATTTCCCTTAATTCATTTGTTTCCATTTACATCACTCCTACTAAATTCACTTTTATAGAACCATTTATGGTTTTAATGCTCCCATCTATGGTTGAAATCACATCATCTATATCATTTATAATGCCTTCCATGTCATCAACCACCTCCTCCATATCAGTTACAGCCCGATCTGATTCCCAATATCTTTCTGAGTCTTGTAACGATTCCGGTATATTATCTCTCGCCTCCGTCTCTTCATCTAAAATCATATCAATATCATCTTTGGCTGAATTTATGTTGTGCTTTAACTCCGATAACTTTGATTTGATGTATTCAAAATCTGTTTTATACTTATTTGCGTTTTTGATAACATCTGATATTTTTTTTCTTCTCTTGTTGTTCATGCTTTTATCCTATTATAATATTCGATAATCTTTTCTTTCCTATCTCCCGGTTTTACTGCCATATTCTCAGCCAAGAACCTAAAATACGACACCGGTATGTCCTTGAATCTAATTCCTTCATATTTTCCAAACCACATTATTATACTGTCAAGATCGTCTTCTCTCCTACCATCTCCATTCACAGATTTAAGAGAAGCTGCCCGGCGAAGGATTTCGTCTTTGGTAACAATATCCCCCATCCTTATATTGGACAGAAGTTGATCGCCGGCAAACATACACCATCCCTTAGAAGGAAATTGTTCGATCGTTAAATCTTCTATCCGGCCGAAACGCCTCATGTTGTCGCAGCAATCAACTATCAGCGCCTCTTTCTTGTCAGGATGGATGCGGACGGCGCGGCCTAATATTTGGTAATAAGTTGAATATGAGAAAGTTGGTCGACCAAACATCACACAATCAAGTTCAGGAAAATCAAATCCGGTAGCAAGCGTTGAATAATTAAAAACCACCTTCAACTTACCTTCTTTGAAATCGGATATGATTTGCTCTCTTTTCTTTTTGGTTGTTAGCGATGTTACGACACCGGTTATGGCTCCCATCCTGGCATTCATGAACTCTGATATTCTATTACATGATTCGATAGAATCCATGCAAACCAAAATGGCTTTACGCTCGTTCATAAGTTGAAGAAGGCGCTTGTAGATAGAGTTGTTTAAGCCGTTTCGTACAATACTTTCTTTAATAGATTCGTTGGTGTATTCGGCTCCGGTGCTGTTTAACATCAGAGCCGATTCATCAAACGACCATCGTTCGTACTTAAGTGGGCACCAAAACCCTTGAGAAGTTAGCTCTTGTATTTGAGTTACGTGAACTATCTTCTTAAAGAAGTTATGTTCGTCTTTCGTCAGCATATTGAGCTTGCTATAGTTCCCTTCCAGCATGGAGCTGTAGGTCCGGAGGCGGCAGGGCGTGGCAGTGAAGCCCAGCACCTTCGCCTCTGGGAACTCGTTCATAAACTCCATAAATTCAGAACCTTCTTCTGGGGAATATCCTGAATGACATTCGTCTATCAATAAGGTATCTATCCCTATATCCTTCAACTTCGCTACATCTTTCTTTATGCTCTTTAATGTTGCATAAGTCATGGCCGACAGTTCTTTTACACCACATGAAGCAGAATATATAGTAGGCTCAGAGCCGAATGATATAGCCTTCGCATAATTCTGCTCCAGAATCTCTTTAGATGGTTGCAATACAAGAATAGGTCTTTTTAATTCATGAGCTATCTTGCTAATTATTAAAGACTTCCCCGCTGCACACGGCAAGACTTCTATGCCAGGCTTCTTAGATCTTCCTGTAAGAAACTTAAGCCCGGCATCTACTGCCTCTTTTTGGTAAGGTCTAAGTTCAAAGCCCACTGCAATCAATATTATAATTCTGTGCGTAAAATCTTATTTCTTCTACCATTATTTTCCTTGCTATTTCTATATCGTCTTCATCCAAGCATATATTACATTCTACATAATCGGGATACGATATAGTATTTGCATCTCCTATCGTGTATGCGCAACAATAATCAAACTCTGGTTCTTTGGCTACAGGAATAAAATCTTTGTCATCTGCCTCTGACAAAGCGCAGTACTCAACATCTGTTTCACACAATACAGTCAATTTTTCGACTTTTATAGTCAGATTATTATCTTCATAATGACCACTATAAAGCCATAATTCCTTCCCCTTGTTTTTGTAGAAGTCATCCAGTCTTTCCTTGATACTTTTCGCTTTTTTGATTTCAATCTTTTCCATGACATTTTTTTTAATTAGTTATTAAAATATATCTTTTAACAATATCTTCAAGCTCCATAGAAAATAACAAACCTGGGCTTTTTTCGTACTCGTACAGAGTGTACCCTTCCTTTATGTCTAATATCTTAATCACATGCTTGCCTCTTTCAAATGGATCCGTGAAGTAGCCTTTGTATTCGTATCTTTGACCTACTTTTATTTTGTCGGTTTTCTTCTTCATCTTATACCGATCTATCGCCCTGCTTATTTTTATAAGAGCCGTTACAAACAGGTATGATAATAAAAAGACTGCCGCTCCTGTTATCAATGCTTCTTTCATTGCACCTCTTTTAAGTAATTAAACCAAATAGCTTCCATCTTTTCCTGAAGCTCAAACGCCTTTTTAAAATTTCCGCACCGTACCGCCACGTTCCTCATCTCTTCAAGATATATGACTTCCGGATCTTGCCGGTATTTTGTTCTTAACTTTTGAACATCCTCGTATTTCATCGCTTTATCTTTTTAGACGGATCCCAATCTGAAGAGAAAGGGCATTCGTTTTTGTTATGTAATCCAAAGTCACAATAATAACACAGTGCCGACGGGCAGGGTAGCTTGTTTTGCGAAACAGGCTGGCTTAGGGTGGCACGCCGCTTGCTATACCTGGCTCCTTCTGCTCCCTGGATGTACGCTTGAAATGATTTTACACTATTATCTTCAAAATCATACATTTTAGATAAAGTGTCATTTAGCATCTCTATAGATTTTGTTTTACGTTCCTCATCCACTTTAACCTTTTGGTATTGTCTGGTCCTGGTAAAGAAATAGATGTTCATATCTGGCAGAACTCCACCATATTTTCTATAGATGTAAAACGAATATATAGGATGCTGTAAATTCGTTTCCAACTTCTTAGAATCAAAAACCTTATTACCTGATTTCCAATCTATGACATAATGGTGAACTACGTTCTTGCTCTTTATAGCCAGATGAAGATCTACCGATCCTACTATGTACACATGTGTATGAACGTCACCATTTATATCAACAGGCTTAGGAAGACGATACGGCAGCACAAAATCTTCTTCGACTCCAATTATAGCGCCGTGTCTGATAAGTTTCTCACAGGGATTAAGATCACTATCAGCTATCATAAACCTATTGCCATCTTTTTTAAACAGATCCACAATCCAAGCAAGAAGTTCCCCAGATTGCTTCATGGCCATCATCATATTTTCTGGTGATTGCCAAGGTATGTCTTCTTGGTAAGCATAGTAACTTATCGCTTCCCCCAGGTCTTTGCCAGAAGGCTGTCTTCCGTTCTTAAAGAAGTATTCCAGTGTCTTATGGATAACCGTACCATAGGATGTAGCTTCTTGTTTTTCCGTAGACCTTTTGCCCTCCACGTAAGTTTTATACCATTTCATTGGACAAGTAAGAAACGTATCTATCTGGGAATAAGATATGGCAAGACGTTTCACACCATTAAACTCCTTATATAGCAAATGCGTTTCCGGGACCATCATAAGTCATTGTCTTTAAATCCTTCTGGGTAATATACGACATACTTCTTACCGTCTTCTGGTGTCATGGCAAACTGCATGTAGTTATTACGATTACGATGCTTGCCATCCAATCCTCGTTTCCAATACAGGATACCGTCTATATCCACATAAGATCGGCCGCGGTCGGCTCTAACCACGTCCGTGTGTAGCAGATACCCGTCGGAAGACACAATCCACACTTTATCCCCTTTGCTTAAATAAGATATTCTTTTTCTTACAACAACCCTTTTCTTATTATCCAATACAAATTCCTCGTCAGTCATACTCTTCATCCTCCTCTTCTTCTGTTTCAAAATCAATTCCATATCCCATATTCTATTAAATATATTTAAAGTTATTCGTATGTTTTAATACATCCCCTCGGAGACCTTTCGGTCTCCTTGGTAGATGTAAATCCCGTTAGGGATAAGTCAGGATTTCTCCTGTAAGTACCCATCGCCAATGTTATAAGAGGTTTTATATAATGGCAACACTGTTTCGTCAAATACACTACTCCTGTTTAATCACCATCCTTAGAGCTACGGACTTGGGTAAACATCCGTAGGTAACTATCTATTCTCAAATAACGTAGCCTTCGTTTCAAGGCTTAGGCTAATAACCCGATCTCTGAAAGAGATGTATTAAACTTTTATAATAGAATTATATTAGTTTAATACTATTTGGGGTTATAACACTGATCATAATGCTTGGTCAGTTCTTCTGGTTCTAAATCTTGTCCAAAATCCATGTTAAAAATATCGTAATTAGTAAAGCACTAAAAATCACTATTCCTGCTGGCATGAAATCTATAAATGCTGCTTTTGCTTCTTCAATTAGGCCCAAGTGTAACCTTGGGCCATTGTATTTATTTTTTGTCATCTCCTTTTAATTTCTTTAAAGTATCTGCAATCGGAAGCTGATCGATGACTCCCAATGCCGGAGCGACGGTCTTGACAACATTGTTAAGGAAATTACCGGTACTGTTCTGACCGCCGTCAAATACCGTGATATTTCCGAGGTTAATGTGCTCAAATGCTTTAACCTGTTCTCCAGCAATTTCTTTCCACTGATTAACCATCTTGTACTGGATGGCGATCTGGGGATTGGATTCTGCTGCTTCCACCATAGCCTTAAATCCGTCGGCTTCTGCCATTAACGACTTTTTCTTACCTTCGGCTTCTGCCTCCAGCTTCATCTGAATAGCTTTTGCCTCCGCCTCAGCTTTTGCCAAATGTGCTGCTGCCTCAGCCTCAGCCCGGCGTTTGATCTTCTCGGCCTCGGCATCAGCTTGTAAGATAGCCTCTTCCTTCTGGGTTTCAGCCGGCACAATCTTTTCAGCCTTAAGCGCAGCCTGAACTTTCTTAGCCTTAGCTTCTTCCACTTCTTTATCAGCAAGCTCTTTTGCCGTTTTTACAGCCGCTTCCGATTTAACTTTTTCTTCTCCGGCCTTCTTTTCTGATTGAGCTTTGATAATCTGTAGTTCTGATACTGACACAGCAACCTCCTTCTGGGCATTGTTGTATCCTATAGACGCATTTTTCTCAGCCTCAGCCTTCTTAATCTGAGCTTCAGAGTCTTGTATTGCTATAGCTGCTTCCTTGTCAGCTTCAGCCTTATTCTTTCCGACTTCTTCCATCCTTTCAGCCTCGGCTTTATTTACTTCAAGTTCTGCCTTAGATCTTACAATCGCCGATTCCTTGTCGGTTAAAGTTTTTGCGATAACCGCAGCCCTGTCTCTATCTGCTTGAGCTACGCCGATCTGTTTCTCTTTATCGGTTAAAGCCAAGGCTATTTCTTTTTCTTTCTTCGTTTCAGCTACTATCGTTTCCTTTTCTTTTTCAGTACAAGCAATTTGAATCTCTTGTTCTTTTTTGGTATTAGCCACAGCCGTTTCTTTCTCCTTCTGCTGTACAGCAATCTTAATAGCACCCAGCTTCTCCTGCTCTTCGATATTAGCTTGTGCTTCGTTCAGAGCCCTACTTTCAGCCTCCTTACCAAGGTTCATAATATAACCTGCTTCGTCTCTGATGTCACTGATGTTGATGTTCAGGAGGTAAAGACCTAACTTGTTAAGCTCGTTATCAATGTTCTTTCTTGCCTTATCCAAAAACTCATCCCTGTCAGAATTAAGTTTTTCGATTGTCATTTCAGCAATAATCAAACGCATCTGACCGTAAACGATGTCCGTAATAAGATTTTCAGTAGATTCGGTATCCATCCCCAAAAGTCTTTCTGCCGCATTTTGCATGATTTCGGGATTTGTACTGATAGCTACTGTAATGGTCGTAGGTACATCTACTCTAATATTCTGAGATGACAAAGCACCGGTAAGCTTGCAATCTATTTGCATAGGCTCCATTGACAAAACATCATAGCTTTGAATAATAGGCAAGACGAATGCCGCTCCACCATGATATAATTTCGCCGACTTCTTTTCCCCACCTGTCTTACCGTAAACGACCAAGACCTGATTAGGCTTACATCTACGATACCTTGATAAGACTCCGATGATTGTCAAAATAATCACTACAGCTAAGATAGCTGACACGTACATGATTGTTGTCATAACTTTTAAAATTTAATTGTTGATAAAAAAATTAGATACTTAATTCTCCTTCTTCATATTTTATATTCGCCTTGTCGCCGTTTTTGTAGGTTTTTCCAGACAAGCATCTTACTCTCATTTGCTCTTGTCTTCCATTTTTCGAAATATTTACCATATAATGATTCTTCCCTGATCTAAATACTATCTCCACTTCTCTTCCGTTTAAATCTTCCGGACATTCGTACACCATTTCTTGCTTTAACTTAAGAAGTAACTTATATACGTAAAACAAAATGATAAAGAAAAACGACCCTATCACAACCCCTACTAAATGGGAACCCGAAAAGTACGTGGCCCAGCTATATCCAAGAATAAAATGCGTTATACCCTTGAATGATATGATGTCCGACAAAGACATGCTTAAATCAGAAGCACTGTCAATATCCGTATCCAGATCAGATCCTAATATCGACAACAAAAACTGTATAACAAAAGCAAATGATGCTATTAAAGCCATGCATAAAATTATATCACTTCCCATACCCTTCTGTTATTATTTTGTAAACAAGATCAGTCATATCTTTGATGGTCTCCATATCATAATCAATAATAACAATATTGAATTTTTGTTCCACCATCACTTCCAGTTCAATTTGATCAACAGAATCTAATCCAAGTTCTTTAAACGTCACATCTTCTTCATGAACTATATCTATTTCCGAATTAAGAAACTGAGTAATAATTATATCCTCTATTATCTTTCTGATTCTTACTTTTTCCATTGCTTTCTAATTTTGTTAAATAAATACGTTTTTATGTTTTTCAATCGCTCTTTGTCTGTTTCAGAACTTCCGGTAAACAAATAATCCGGATTGCCTTTAGCTGGCGGCGTAGGCAATTTAGATACGGCAAACAACCAATCCATTTCCTTATTCTTCTTAGACTCCAAATAAGGCTCGGTAGCGATCTTAAATTTTTCAGCTATTAAGTCAAAGAGCTTTGAATTTTTAAGGTTCATATGAACTGAAAAAGCCTGAGAAGGCGGTTTCCATATGAAGTTGCATAAGCTCATTGTATAATCTCCTGACTCTGCTATATAAGATTCCGTTACCTGAAGTATGACCTCTTTCTTGAATGAGGTGTTACCCATAAACCAACACAATCTGGATTCTGCTTCTTTTCTGCTGACACCTATGTCTTTTGAATATGATTCGTACATTCCTATCATAATCTTCAACGTTTCCAGAACCTCGTCTGTCATTTCCGGTGTCTCTATATAATTCACAAAAGACGTTCCTTTGTTGGTCAATCTCATCACGCCTGATTTTAATTTCTCAACCAGGCCAAGCTCTATATACCTCCCAGCATCTTCTTCCGGCATGGCTTCGATCATAACCGTATCCTTCTGTCTTATGGCAAGAAGATTGGCAAGATCATTAGGAGTCATGTCTGATGCTGCAAGTTGTCTGAAATTGATGTACATTCTTAATCAGCTTTAATAAAAATAACATTCTTGTTATCTTGTCTATCAACATGTCCACATGGACCAATAATTATGTCTGTACATGAACAAGAATCGTAATCTTCGAATATACATCCATCGCATGTATCACCTTCCACACATTTCAATTTTACAAGTCCGGCAGTAAATACTTCTCCTACTTTAAATTCCTTCTTTTCCATATTCCCTCCTTGTTTTTTAACTGTTGTACCCTTCTTTAATAATCGAATTTCTACCGGTAGATACCGACTGTCGAAGATCGTCATGTACAGAATCTACCGTAGAATACTTGTTTCTGGTTGTAAAAATCACTTCCAGCATCTCCTTGTAATCACCTAAAGCTACTTCGTATCTCGGATCTACTTTGGCTTTTCTTTCAGCCTCTGCATTACTTTTAGCCAGTTCTCGATCAAGAAGATCTTCTTTGATTCGGTCAGCAATCATATCAAGTTCTTTTTTAATAACTTCTCCTGCTGCCCGAAGTTGACCTTCTACGTCACCAAGCTGGTCTTGGACGGTACCTATTTCTTTCTTTAGACGATCGTATTCGTTAATCATACCCATATCACCTGCATAGCCGGAAAAGTCCTTGATTATTTTGGTTCCTTCTTTAAGGAGCTCAATGACTCGTCTTTTACGTTCTCTGCTTATTAAAGACGGAAGACGATAATTCATATCCGCCACCGCCTTATCATGTATGGAGTTGATTAAAAACATCTCTCTTTCATCCCCTGCAAATTCAGTAAGAACCAAAAGGAACTTACTTATCAGGTATTCGTTTTCTTCTACTGTTAGTCTCATGGTTCTTATTTTTTTTTAATACAATGACTGTTCTTCTTTTGTCTCTTGTTCTTGTTCCTGATTGTCCGTAACATCTTCCACAGTATAGAGCTTGGGCGGCGTCGGCGGCTGGTTGGGGTTCACGAACTTCGTCCCTCCCTCCCCGTACATCCATCCATGCCCCGGCAAGATCTCTGGGTGGATTGTATTAGTAAGCTCTTCCATACTAACTTGCCTTACCTTCAGTATATGATGAAACACCAGTCCGGCTGTCCTGAATGATGTTTTGTTTTCAGTTTTAAACCTATCAAGAGTCTGATACCAATCTTTCCCAAATATCATATACTTATCCAGCCCGTACCTACGAGGATTGTGCAAACCTATCATTAACGTACATAACTGACCCAGCGTATCAGACTGGTAAAAATCAGAAAGACGCGGAGGCTGCTCTTGTGGGCTTTTTATCCTTCCTTCTATCTCTCTGTTGAATTGGGATATGATGAGGAAAAATATGTTTTTATATACTAATTTAGCTTCGTTCATAACCGCCACCAAATCATCTATAGCCGACTTAGGATCTAACCCCATTCTTTTTATCAAAGCAATATGATCGACTTTAAATATTATAAGACGTTTGTCTTTATGTTTGGTAGCTATATGATACACAGCCGCCTCAAACTCTTTTACCGTACACGGAGCATCGATGTATATTATATTATTCCTGATTTCACCTTGAAGGATTTCAAACATCCTCATCTCTTCTACTGTATTAGAATCTTGCCTTCTTAATATTTCAGGAGCCCGCTTTTTCATATCCTGGCTCATTCTACGAAGAAGAAGATCTTGAGGATTCATTTCGAACTCGCAATTAACAAGAAAATAATCTTCTGCTTGCGGGTTGATCATCGGATTCATCACATTTTCCAATATCTTTTGGGCCACATACGATTTACCCACAGATGGCCGAGCCCCTATGGCAATAGCATGCTGAGGGAAAATACCTCCAAGCAAAGCCTCATCAATATAATCGTATCCGGTTTTAGCGGGGATAAGCTCTCCCCGCCTGTATTTTAAGATATTCTCATACGCCTCTTCCATAACCTGTTTGGAGGTTTTGAATATCCTTCTTATATCTATCCTATTTGCTATCTCCTCGTGCATTTTTGTCACCTTTTGTATCCGATTTGGATCCCCTATTAGCTTTTACTGATTTATACCTAAGACCGTTTTTGGTATGAGAACAATCTTTGCCTTTCCTCCAGCTTTTGCCTTTCTTCTTGTCCGTTTCGTAGTTTTTACGACCAAGCTCCCGGCGTTTGGCTTTCTGTTCCGGTCTGGCATTTATCTCCTTGTCCTTTTTAGCCTTTTTCTTCCTGGCTTCGGGATGAGTCCTGTAGTACTCTGTTGATCTGCCCATCTTCTTACATTTTTTTGATTGATAATAGCACAAAGATAGGCAATTCTCGCCCTATTTCAACCTGCCGTAACTCATATCAGGATCACACCAGACATACCCGTCTTTCTCATCATGAAGATACTCAGGACATCCTCTACATGCGCTACTTCCTGACACTATTTGATTGTTTTTATTAGGGCACTTATCTCCAGGTTTATGCCATTCTATTCTCGAACTTGATCGCTCTTTGTTTACATGACAGAATTGAAATACTTTTCCCATCGTCTTCTCGCCAAACATACCTATATGTGTGTATTCTTCCGGTATAGAGAGAAATTCAGATAAATCTTTATACATCCTTTCCCGTTCCTCCGGCGTAGACCATAGTCTGTCAAGTTCGGCATGGACTCTTATCTTAAGAGATCTCAGTGATGGCCCCGCAAGCCGGCCTTTAGCTTTTCCCTTATTCGGCCCTGATTCATGAACACCGACATAAGCGTTGCATGGTTTACACATCATAACCATCCCTAAGCCTTTTCTGCTATATATTTTATCGGCATTGACCAACTCGGTTTCTCTTCCGCAATAAGGGCAAATTTCGCCTCTTAAAATCCGTTGTTGCCGCACATTGAGTTCCATACTCTATCCTTTTGTTTCTCTTTAAACTTTTCATACAAACTGCTTTCAGTTTCCATTTCCGAGATCTCCACCTCTACGTCCTCTCTTTTGAAAATTACTTTCTTGGCTGTAGGATACGCACATTTAGAGATACGAATAGCATTACGAATAGCGTAAACAAAATACGTTTCTGGTGATGATTCGATCACCACTACCTCGTTTAAAGTGTTTTTATAATTTTCCATGTTGTTATCTACTTGCTTCAATTACACACCCTGGATTATCTTCACATGCCTCTTTGTATTCGATAAGAAACTTAAGAAATGAATCATAAGACCCCCATCCGTTTTCTGGTTCGTATCTCAAAAGACTCTTTCTCTTGGAGATCATAATATATATACCTTTTGTGAGTATCTTCACCATCTCCTTAGTATCTATTTCCCTGCCCAATTCTTCCGGTCTCCAAACATAATCGTATAGTGTTTCTTTGTTTTCTGATACGAATATTTTTTGTGCCATCTTGTTCATGTTGTGGGTGATGTTTGCAACCCATTTACGATCCTCTTCTTTCTTCTTGCTCTTAATATAAACGTCCAGGCTCATAATATTTCTCTTTTACTTTGTTATTAATTATCAAATCTGCCACATCATCTCCGTCCCCTACATTCTCAACACTCTGAAGATAGTCCGATACTTTTATCCTTGACTTCATCATCATCCCATCTATCTTTTTACTCCATGTGTCAAATGCTTGTCCTTTGTCCGGAAAAGCTACAGTCTTTCTATCTTTTAAAACATCTATCACTTCCGGTCTTAAGTTCTGCAACCCACCGGTAGCTACAAACAACTCATCTGGTTTATTCACGGCGCATATAATAGCCGTCTTTTCTGACTCCACCAAATTAACTACCTTATCTGGATACTGGCTTAGAAGATGTTCTCCAAACAGGCATTGTCTAAGCAAGAAGTCTCTTGCATGCAACGAGTGATAAAACATGACATGAGGTCGCTCATTGTCACCGTCTTTTTCCTTCACTCTTTTTACATCAATCTCATTCCCCTGGCTGTCGGTCTTTATATAAAAATCCATAATCTTGCCGGTTCTGCATACAAAGTCCTTATCTATCTGCCAGAATATACAACACCCTTTCCATCCCCATAAGTCCATTGTTCCGACATGATACCTTCTGAATACATCAGATACCCTTTCTTTTCCCCATAGAGACGATAAAAATCTAAATACGGTGTTTCTATCGTCTGGGACTACAGTCCTCTCAAACTCGCTAAAAGGTATGTAATTTACAACGTCAGGATTTATAGGAGGACGATAAGCTCTTATACACTTATTTCCCGAAATCCAAAGATCTTTGTCACCTACATCCTTACCAGTGGGTCGTTTATCGTAACCGCAAGTCCGTTCGTGATCGCATCTTCCGAACTCGTTTCCAACAACCTGACCTGTTGCCACATCAATATAAGGAGTGAGGCACCGGCTTTTCCCGCAAGCCGGGCAGGTCAGCTTTAGTCGGCTCCTGCCAGGCCTGCGGTCAAGTTGAAACCGGGGTACGTTTTCGTATCTTCTAAAATCAAGCATAATGCTTATTTATATTACAAATCTTTTAGACATTTCCTCAGCAATATCATATACGACAATATGATCCTCTTCATTGTAAGGCTTATTGATATTCAGCACTCCCTTTCTCACTTTGAACCTCTTGTCTTTTCTGATATGATTCAACATCCCTTGTTGGAATACACAGTCTGCCTTCTCCATAGCAGCATTTTTATCAGACCATTCTTTTAGCGTATAACCTTTACTGTTCGTGCTTTTTGGAGAAAAATTCATAATACGTGCATCAATTCCGTACCAGTTTTTAACCATTCTCCTTTCAGCCTCCAATTGAAAAGCATGTTCATTTCGTATGTCACCTGATTTAAAATCTAAGATAACAATCTCTTCTTTCTCCACTTCTCTCACTTCCTTCTTCGGATCTCCTTTTTTGAACTGCCCCGTAGCCCTTTGATATACGGCTCCAAAATAACCTTCTTCTTTGTATTTGAATGTCATTTTAACCATCGCATCAATAGGTGTTGCTACAAGGTAATCCTCTAAAGAAAGGATTCTTTCTATCATCATCGGCTTAACCTTATACTCCGAACAAAACTTAGCAAACTTCATAACTCTGACAATCATATCGTCAAGATCATCTATGCTACCAAAGAATTTGTCAAGATTCTTTTTCGATATCTTCAGCTTGCCTTCTTGCACTGTCTTAACTATAAAACTTCGATTTAAGACCATATCTCTACCTGTCAAGTACAATCCATATAGGTAGTGCATGATCGTTCCTTTATCTGCATCATATTCTGATACTTCTTCCGGATTGCGACCAATCATCCTCATCTCCTGTCTCCATTCTTGAAGAGCCGTCTTGTCATCTACGAATCCGTCTCTGATCATGGTTGTTACCGAGGCGTATATCTTGGCTGTCCCATCGTCCATCTTTCTTACATAAAAACGATTACCGTCTAATGTCAATCTTACGAATTTGGGAGTCTCGATCTTCTTTAACTCATCACAGATATAAAACGGTTCTAACGTTTCCTGATTTTCTGTAAACGGATTCGAATCCTCTTCTCCAGGGTTAGGAGCGGCTTCCTCCTCCGGAGCTTCCGGTTCCTCCTTCTGGGCCTGCTCTGGCTCAGGCGCCGGCTCTTCAACTACTGGAACCTGTCCACCTCTTTCCGCTATGTCTCTGTTCTTTATTAAAGACATAACCTCCTTCTTCAACTGCTCCGGTGTTTGATTAGGATCTGACACCGACATCACAACATCGTTCATTCTAAACAACGTATTTCCTTTTCCCTCCACCATAGGTACAAACCCTAAATCTGTCAATATTTTTATTTTCTGTTCTATCATCGCAATTTCTCAATTAATTCCTCTTTAACATAATACAACACAGTTACAGTCTCATCAATATCTGTGGCTGCTTTCTCAAATACTATTTGGGGTTATATCTGTCAATTATTTCAATAATCAACCTACCTCTTTCTTTAATCATTCCCCTGCTTTCCATATCCAGTACCTTCTTTACCGCATATTTCCACACAAAAGGAAATTCTGTTTCAAGTTTATCAAATTCTATCCGGTCAAGATACATGTCGAATACCGTATGCTCCGATTCATGTAGAAAAACTATATTATCTCTGCAAGTGGCAACCGACTTATATATCCTTTTCGGAAGTATGTGACATACGTTACATACTGTAGGAAAATGAATAGCCCTACCAGTCATAGACATCCGAATACTATTTAGCTCTTCCAGCATAAGACGAAAAAACCCGGATAAATCCGGGCTCTCTAACTTTTTCTTCTTGCTGCTGTTTTTAATGGATGTAATTCTGTTTTTCTTCTTCGGAGTCAACTCTTTGCTCCTGCAAGCCTGGCATAAGCCATGACTTCTTATCATCACTTTTCGTCCGCATCGTTCGCAGACGTATAGCTTCTTTTCCTTGCTTTCCATTCGAATAATAATGATATTATTGAAAAGAACAATCCCGCTGAAGCCAGTAGATAAGGTACGTTCATTAATAATTTAGATACCTCGTCTGTCTTAATCACTATCAGAAGGAAAGCGCCTGCTGAAAGCAATGATATTATCGCCACAACAAGCGCTATGTTGGAAACTACATCAGCCTTACTCTTCACTCTTCTTCTCGCCTAATTTTTCAGCTCCCTTCTGAAGATCGTATTTGAATACGTCAATGATCTTCGTTTCAGCAATAGCTTCGCAATTCCAGTCTCCTAACGTGCCCTGCATACCTTTAGTTAACACAGCTTCGGCATCTTTAGGATTGCCGGCTTGGACATACATATAGCATGGCGTTTTCTTTTCTTTACCTTTCTTTTCATCCAGTGTAATGTAATTCACCTTGCACTTATACCAGTACTCAGCTTCTCCGTTGAAAAAGATTTCTGACACTTTAATAGGGTTAATTTTTACAACCTCGAAAGAATTGTACAAATCCTTAAAGATCTCCAACGATCTTGATTCTGCCTCTGTATAAGACAAGGCATCTACCAAATACTTTTCAGTTACTTTCTTTTTTTTGCCGTTCTCGATATTATCAATCTCGGCTTTTACCGTAATTTCAAACCAACGATTCATGTCTATATTTTTATTCAAATTAATCAATCCATTTCCTTTTGTACCATAAAGCGTTTACACCTTGATAATTTCAATTTCTTGTATGTAATATCTCTTTGGTTTTTACCATCAATATCTCGAATATTAAAACTACCGGTTTTACGCCTTGCAAATATAAAGTAATAACTGTTTTCAAACATAACCCTATCAAACAATCGGAAACCAAAAACTTCAAAAGGAGATTGATTTGGTCTTTTTATCCCTCCTTTTGGAATCTTTTGTTTATGGATCTGACGATTATGTCTTCTTACTAATCTTACTTTATAATAATAACCTAACCTTATAGCATCAAAGTTTTTAGAAATAACAAATGCATCGAAAACATGAGATTTTTCAATACCATGTTTAATCCTATTGTATTTTGTAACATAACCGAAAGTCATAGAAATGTTGTCGTATTTAGATTTTAGTTCTTCATACAATCTCCATTTCATTATTCCCATTACGGCTGCGTCGCGAAGCGACTTGCCTCTTCTGATCTTTAAATCTATATTACCTTTATGGTATTCTTTATGACAAGTTTCACATAAGGTAATAAGATTAGATGGGGAATCTCCACCTGTCTTTCGTGATTCAATATGATGAACATTCAATACTGGGTCTTTTGACTTTCCCTTACAATGCTGGCATTTATGTCCATCTCTTGCTAAAACATATTCCCTAACGTTCCAAAATCCAAGTTGATCACCCTCCTGATATTCTTTACCTGATATATTAGGATTGTTAATCTTTTGAGTATCAAATTGAGCTACTTCGATAACAATACGAGATATTGGTAATATAGAACATACATTGTCAATAACACGAATATGGGCGTCTACTTTGTATTTCACCGAAGGTGCTACCCATCCCGGACGCTTACTTTTTATTCTATTATCAAAACGAGGTTTTCTATATCTCAATCTATTTCGTCTTGATCTTCGTAGCTCCCTTCTGGTAGACAAAAGATCTACAATATCATTTCTAAGGATTACTTCACTACTGTAAAGTTCTTTGCTTTTCGTTGTAGCCGATAAACCAACATGTTTAGTACCAGCATCAACGCCTAACACAATTTCTTGTTTGTAATCAGATGTTACGTACATTAATTTGATGGTAAACGGACATAGGTTTACAACGACTGCCTTTTTGTCTTTAAGCAGTCTCCTAACCTTACCATGCCTTGTTGTGGGCATCATAGGTTTACCATTTATGTCTTGTACGTACACCATATCTACAAACGTTTTTAATGTTTATTCAACATAAGTCAGAGTGAAACTCTGTTAGTACCCATCGCCAATGTTATTTAAGGTTTTTTTGTAAGCAACACTGTTCCTGAATACCAGAACTGTTTAATCACTTACCTTAGAGCTACAGACTTGGGCAAACATCCGCAAGTAACTATCTATTCTTAAATAACGTAGTGTTTGTTTCAACACTTAGGCTAATAATCGGAATAGCTTTTGGCTATTATGCATAATACAATACAAATTGGTTATGATTTGTATGAGTTATGTATTATTCTCGATTATTCGTAGCTACGAAATACTTACACCCCTCTAAGTGCGTCAGGGCTTCAATTATAGCATTCTTTATCTCTTTTTCTTCCATTATGTTTGTTTTTTTTGGACAAAGATATGTCTTTTGATAATAAAAAAGATTCAAAATGATTTAATTTAGCTTAATTACTGCTCTTTTGATTCGTCCGGTATAGGCATGTCAAACTTTTTTCTGATAAACGACTCTGTTTCTTCATTGAATGGATAGGCTTCCTTAATAAAATTCATAGCTACTTCCATGTCACCGTCTGCTATATCTTTATACCTTTCAAAGATACCAACCAGGTCATTGTTGTATGAACGTTCTTGTTTTATGTTGTACACGTATTTCAATACCCTGTCTTTAATTTCATTGGCTTTTTTCACAGTATCATTGAAGGAATTTGCACTTTCCAATTCTGGATCTTTGTTTTCCTTGTTTACCTTATCAAACTCTTCCTCGCTATATCCTGCTTCTCCTGTAATGGCTGGGCAAACACTTTCCTCTATGATCCAAAATTGTTCATACGAGCCTGTCAGAAACCTTGATTCTATTTTAAATGCATTATATTTAACAAGCAAATTAGCCACCTCAGTTGCACCTTCTACGGTTCTAAAACCGATGCCGATATCTTTTAACTTGACACACTCCCATCGCTAAAGCAAATGGGATTCTTGGATACAAACGCAAGAAACCCCGATATTAATATCGCTGGAATTACTCTTGCTCTCCAATTCGGAAATGCCCTTCCGAAGTATATTACGGGCTGCAAGAACATCACGGTCGTTAACCGCGCCGCACGACGGGCATACCCACGTGCGGTCGCGTAACGACAGTCCTTTATTAATGCAGCCACATTCACAAGTTTTGGAAGAAGGATACCATTTGTCAATCTTGTGTATCGTTACTCCATACTTTGAAGCAACGTACGTAAGTTTATCAATAAAAGAAGAATGACTAAGATCGGAAACTTTCTTTCCCCACAAACGTCTCATTCCTTCAATGTTTAGATCTTCAATAAAAATATAATCATATTGTTTACACAACTGGTGTGCTAATCCCCATTGAAAGTCTGATCGAAGATCGTTTATTTTACGATACGCTTGTTGGAGTTCAAACAGTCTCCTTCTTCTATTGTTGGATCCTTTCTTTGCATTAGAAAGCTGTTTGTTTAGTTTTCTAATCTTGTTTTGATATTGTTTGAAGAATAGAGGAGAATCAATTTTGTTACCATCGCTTTTAGTTAGATAAGTTTTCAGCCCAAAATCCAACCCTATAGATGCACCATCATGTGTCTTTCTATAAGAGTTTATAAGATTATGATCTGTAATAATTATCAGGCTATATCGATAGCATGTTTCTCTAACTATTCTAATTTGTTTAACATTACCTTCGTAGACTCTACTGTATGAAAATCTAAATCGTTTCTTTCCTTTATTGATTGTTAGACAATTACCATTCAGGGTAAACCCACCTTGTTTGAATACAAAAGAATTGAATTTCTCCGGTGATTTAAACTTAGGAGGTCGTTTAGCCAACTTCTTAAAGAAACGATTATAAGATTCATCAAGACGTTCAAGTATTTCTTGCACTGTTTGGGAATGAAGAAGATTTCTTTTTATCCTTTTAGCAAAATGCTTCTTCATCTTACCAATTGATATATATTTTCCAAACAGTTTGTAGTATCTACGTTGTAGAGCTAACGCATGATTCCATACAAAACAACATTCTCGAAGCATTTTGTCCAGATACTTCGTTTTCTTGGAATGATAGATGTTGTATTTGTATGAAATCATTTTTTTATTTGTAATTTTGATTCAAAATTAATCAAACCAATTCATCCACCTTCTAAAGTATGGTGGTTTTGTTGGTTAAATAATCATAAATACTGGAACTCCCGTTCTTGGATACACGACTTCTTTTTCGTTCTTTATATTCCAGTTTTTAGCTTCAATTGGAATACCTTTACCAGCAAGCTCTTTGTCTATATACAGATATATCTCTTTGCATGTCAATGACACAATCTCATCTCTGCTTAAATCAAAAACTGTTTTCATTTTTTTTTATTCATTAAATTAAACAACTTACTTCTTTGTTCAGGCTCCGTATATTCCACCCATATATCGGCTGCCACATTTCTAAGAAATTCCATAAAGTCTTGATGATCCCTATATTCAGTAGAATCTATTTTCTTTATAAAACTTAGGATTTCCTTTAGCATTTTATTGTTTTCTTCAAGAAGCTCTCTGTCGGTCATGATCTCGTGAAAATATATTATTCAACATGTAATAGGCAGTAAATTTTCGATGTAGGCCCATCTTACGATATGGAAAATTCTAACAGCTATTTTCCAATTAGAGTTATTTGGCCCACAGACAATAGGAGTTTCATCTTGTTTAATAGCAATCAACATTCCACTGTGTTGTGGTGTTTCGCTTGCATCATGCCACGCACTGTTGATGCTCCATTCTGCACCCGCCATGAAGTCTTCACGGCAATTATCCTTGCGTAAAGCATAATCGTCTGCATCCACTTCTTTGATAACGTTTCGCCTAAAATGTGTTTTACCTATGGAATAATCTTTTGCTGCTTTTTCAATATCTTCTCGTTTCATTTCTTTTTAAATTTTACAGCATAGATTGAACATATTCCAAATATTCTTGAGCTTGTTCAGGGGATTCGAATTGAGATGTCTCTTCGTTATATAAAGGAGCATAGTTGGCTTGTTTCAATAAATTGTCGTAAAACATATTGATGAATATTTTTAATAGATCGGCTGTATTATTCGCTGTTCCCATTGTTACTCCATGACATCCATCTCCCATATTTACATATTCGTTACTAAAAGACATCCCACCTTTTATACCATATCGAATTTGAGCGATGTATATGCGTTCGAAATGTACTTCAAACCAAAGATTATGTTCTGATTTTTCATATTCTTTGATTGATAAGCAGAATATGCCAAAAACAAATTTCAACTCTTCTTTTGTAATTTCTGCCGGATTTTTTGTCAATATTTCTTTAACTTGTTCTTTCGTTATCATGATTCGCTATTTTTTAAAGTTTATCTATTATTTTGTTACCCATTTCCTGCCATTCATCACTCACGCTTATAACCAATCCTATGACAGTGAATGATAATAACAACGTAAAAATAAGCCATAACAGAAAGCAGATAAAAACACATACATACCTCATGATTTTTTAGTTGTTAGATAAAAGCAAAATCGGTTCATTTGACTCCGCAATTGCTTTTATTTGTTCTGGATTGATAAAACTCTTGACTTGTTCACTTATCTTACAAATAGATTTGATCATATCAACGAATAATTTTGAGGTGCATTCGTTGCATTCCACTTCCATTACCGGCTTATGTCGATTGTATGATATGCATGTTACATAATTCAGCCAGTGCGCATAAGTTCCTTTTTCTGTATTTAACCTGCCGTATTCTACTTTTGTCTCTCCATTACCATATTCAATTACTCTTTTTAGAAATGGTTTTGCATAAACACTAAAACCGAAAGGTTGGGTGTTTAAGGCATCTAAACGAGAAGTTCCATCTCTCCATTTCCCGTTTTCATCACCTCCTGTCCATTCTTTAGAGGCATTAGGGACAATATTTCCATTTTTGTCATATGAAAACATGCAATTCGTTTCCAGTTGATACTTAATAACAGGCACTTCCTCTACTATTTTATAACTCAAACATCTCTTCAGAACTTCCCTGATTTGACTTTCCAAGTCAGAAAGTGCTATACTATTGAAATATCCTTCGTTGCCTAATCTGTTTGTAGGTAATTTGATCCCATAAGAATGAATCTTATCCACATCTTCTTTTGACAAGGTAGTGGTAAACACTCCTTCTTTGGTGACATTTACTTTAACAGTTACGGACAAACTGTTGTTAGCATTCTTTTCCGTTATATTTAGTGTTGTTAATGCTGCCATAATCAGATCTTTTAAAATCAATTCGAATAAATATAATACATTCCTGCTTCATATACCCTATGTACATCAGGGTCATTCTTGTCTTCCGGTTCCAATTCACTCTCTTCGCGAGTATAATCCCATTCAGAGTTGTAGTACATATCCTCATTTGTTTTCTCCAAGGAGCAATCTTTCATCAAATTCATATTTTCTCCCCATACTGCAACTTCTTGTCGTTGCTCTTCTTCTGCCATAAGGGATATTTTGTCTTTTAATTCTTTCCAGGTATTTTCAATTCCTTTCTCATGTTCTTTCATTCATTTGTTTCGCTTATAAAATTAACAACATTCTTTAGATACCCTTCTGTCATCTCTATGAAATTAACACAATCTAATTTGCTTAATTTGTAAATCAATGCCGGATTGTGTATTATGGCTATAATTTGTGTTTGTGGTTTATGAAATGACAATACATTGTAAATCTGCATTATGTTGTCAATATCAAGATTCCTGTCTGGCTCATCCATGAGAACCGTGTATTCAAAACTGCTTTCTGTTAATGTTATGCGGTTTCTTTTATAATACTTCAACAGGTTATCAATTCTTTTAATCCAAAACGCATTTGATTTTTTCTTGTATTCTACAAGATCTTGTATTGGAAATGTATAATCCTTTTGACCGAACATTAAATTGAAAAGTGATTCCAATGATAACACCACTTTTTCTCCATAAGATTTTTGAATGCTATTCACATACAAATCGAAATTGCTGATGTTTTTTGATACACTATCTCGATTTGTCTCCGTTGACGGCAATAAACGGAATACTTTCCCTGCATAATCGGATGATATATCAATCCCATCAAAAACCTTATCATCGTCATCAAATATAGGTGGAAAATCCAGTGCCTCGGTCGGCATTTCAGAGCACATGGATTTCTCGCATAACGCATACATTGATATGATGTTAAGCAAAGTTGATTTTCCACTACCGTTTTTACCTATAATTACATTCACTCCTGACTTGAAAATAAATTCTCTGCCATTTTCAAATGCTTCTATATCCGAAACATATTCAAATGGAGTTTTTGTATTGTCTTTTATTTTTACTGATGTTATCATATGTAATCCTTTTTAAAAATCAATTACCGCCCGAACCCTGTTACTATTGTACTTGTTGCTGTAGTTCGTGTAGCCACTGGAGAAGCTCACGTACCATGCGTTGCTCTGGCTGCCCCGTCCACTCCCTGTACCCTACATTAAAACCAATAGGATCATACCTTTTGATCATAGTGCCATAATTCTCTCTACCGCAATATCTGTTCCTTCCTCCAATAATCCATGCTTCATCGTCTCTATCTGGAGATATGGAGTTAAGATATTTTTCATAATCCTTTCTACTCTTTCCCATCTTTGTCTTGATTTAAGCAATAGTTAATAAAATAAGCAACCTGTTCATTTTCCCCTGGATTATTATAATCATAAAAAGTCATATCAGTATAATCCAGCATGACTACACGAAAATCGTTTTTTTTGACATACACTTCCGTTAAATACATAGGATTTTCATCAATTTCTATTATCACCGGAAACTGATCATCAAAGTCAAATACATCATTAGTTTCTTTAAATTCTTTAAACCCTTTAAATTTTAGCCTTATAATTCCATTGTTTTCTGCTAATGCTTCTCTGATGTACTCTAATCTTTTTGCATTCAGACTGGCCTCTGCTTCTTCTATTTCTTTATACAACTTATTTAAATCCATATTCCACTATATTTATGTTATCGAATTTTTCTTTTATAATATCCAAGGCGCGGCACTCGTTTGTTATCATGGCATACTTACCTGGCTTCATTCTCCACAAATTAAAATACCTTGTCACATTCATAGTGGCATTAAATAATGATATTTCATATTTTGTGTTTCCATTTTTATCACGTCCTATGTTTTTAACATAACATATGTCTGGCTCGTATTTGAAATAATTTAAAAGCCTATACCAGCCTTTTCCCTGACATGTCTCAAAATTCCATTTTCCAACAAGCCTTCTGTATCCTCTTACTGGTATTTTCACTATTTCCCTTGGCACGATTTCAATATACTTTCCTTCTCCGATTGGTATAGTCATATTACCTGCCTCTTCCGTGCAAAAGTATTCTATTTCAGATGCCATGTCTTTATATACATAGAACCGGTATAGGTTCCCGTCAGGGTCTACCCGATCCATGTAATATAATATCACTTTGTCTACTTTTATCGTTTTCATTCCTTTATTCTACTTATCTTTAAATTGTTATTCTTACAGTATTCCTTCAGCCAACTATCCGTTAGATAACGATTGACTCTATCATATTTCTTTTTCGAACCCTTGCTCCAGAATTTCCATTCGTTTGTGATATCATACCCATATTTATCAAACCAATAGATATAATACACTACGTTACCGTATAAATCTACTCTTTTTCTTTCCTGTATGACTACCTCGTAAGGTATCTTCTTGTCTCTTTTCTCCATCTTTGTCCTCCTTTCTTGAATAAAAAAAACGGCACCTATCTTCACAGACCAGTGCCGGTAACTAACTCGCATGGAAAACTACTTAACCTCAACTAATTCTACAGAGCTGTAGAATTTAGTGAAGCTACCAACAAATTCTCTTATATTTTTATATTCTTCTGGTCGTTTTCTGTTACCGTCTTTTATGTAATTCACCCACAGTCTATCCTCTATGTTCTTAATCGCATTTTCTATCGTAAATTCGTCGCTGACACACATTAAGCACGAAGATCCGGTTTTCTTATGTGGTTTGTACATTCTTGAAAAAGACCACATTTTTATCCTGTCGTATATATATCCGTTGTTTGGATAAACGAATCCTATCCGGCTGTCACCTTCTTTGGCATAAAATACACCTGGCTCCTTCCCGCCCTTTCTATATACTACGAATCCTTTTTCTTTTAGGATCTTAACCACTTTATTTAATTTATTTTCTACGTTCATTTTCATGCAAAAATTTAAAAACGACCTTCATTACATTTCCAAAGTTCTCCACCTTAACCCACTCATGAGCTACTGCTCTAAGTACGGATGTTTCGTATGTCGGAATATCGTCTTCTTCAACCACCTTACAGGAAGCCAGAACTCCTTCAGTCGGCTTTAGTCCGCGGTCATGCAGCTCGCAGAGACCGTCCGGCTGGCGGAATGCGCACCACCCGTCTTTCTCTGTTGGCTGGATCATCGCTATTGGTTTTTCTTTCACGGCAAGATACCCTACCATCCACATTGTTTCTTTTAACCTGTCAGCGTATCCGGCATCTATGATAGCCTCTATGTCTTTTGGCGTACCAATACAAGGAACCTTACACATGTTCTTGCATTTATCACATGCACAAGGTTGCTCCCATCTGTTATGATCTATACCTACCAACTTCTTTATCCGTTCTACTTCTTCTTTCATATTATACTATCTCTGTTAGTTTTTCATAATACAACTTCATTTCCGGTGAAGCATATTCCATGAATGCTTCGAATAAGTAGGGTACCTCTATTATCATATTCACATTACAACCTTCTGCCTGTGAAAGAGATTCAAGATCATTACTGTATGAACACGTTACATGAGCTCCTACATTAAACACATGTAAATCTAATCTTACATATTCCATACATAAATCTAACGCTTTAAACAAGTTCTCTACCTCAATCTCCTGAAATAGGTCTATAAACATCCTTAAATCCATTATTTTACTACCCTTTCTATGTGTTTAATTAATACTACTGCCATCCCCTTACCTGTTTTTATCGCACATTCCGATCCTTTTATCCATTCTACACACCCTACATACTTTTCCGTAGCATGAAATCCTGGATTGTATTTCCCAGATGTACTGAACTCTACCGTATCCCCTACCTTCAGATCATCAAAAGCAATAGACCATGTGGTCCAAATTCTATCATGTCTCCCAGGCTGAATGGCTCCGATTACGCCTTTTTTACGACCGTTTTTTATCGCCCTTAGTATTATCTTCCTATCACCTTCGATAAGGCTGCAAAAGCGCCCGTAAAAGGTCAAATCAACCTGTTTTCCTCCTATTTCTTCTCTTATTTTTGTTATTCTGTTCATTTTCTGATTTTGTTTTATTTTTTTCTTTGTTTTTTCTATCTTCTATAGAAGATGATAATAACATTATCTTTTCTATGTTACTTTTCGACTGTAAAAAAGAATCGCATTTCATTACTACTACCACCTTCTTAAGTTCTCCATTATCATATAGCGATACACGCATCATGTTTTGCACCTCGTCCACTATCAGACCTGGAGTAGTCTTAGCCATTTTGCGTAGCTTATTATACTCCGGTCTTTCCATTTCCTCTGTTTATTACTCTATAGTATTTATCCTTATCCCCTTCTTTCAACTTCTCCAGATAGAAAATTCCATCATGTAAATGAGACAAACAAAACCTGTATCCGTATTTCTGTACTCTTCTTACATGATCCCTCAGTCTTATCTCTTCACTTTTGTCTTGTACTTTGATTTTAATACTGTCTCCTTCTTTGATTGTGTATAAAATAGTTTGAATCTCTTCTTTTTTCATCTTATAAAATATTTTAACGGCAGCACCTATACTCACGCACCACTACTGCCTTATGTTTAACAATTAAATACTTAACTCTTCAATGGTCAAGCCTTTTTCTTTTGCCCACTTTAGCATCGCGCATAATTCTGTTTCTGACTTATATTTCGGATCACGCCACGCCCATCCGAATTTATCCAGGACATGATGATATAATTCGTCGGCCTTTGCCGTGTAAATGTCTTTGAATAAATGCTCCGAACCTTCCGGTATAAGCATCTCTGTTGTTGCAAAATCGGAATACGATAAACATCCGTAAGCATATTCTGTTATTTCACTCCATGCTTCTCCGGCTTTAAATCCAAATTCTTTTACAAAAGCCAAAGTTAGATACATATTTAATAATATTGTTACATCATATTCCGAATCTGACTTTCTTTCTATTATTTCCTTTTCAAATTCCTTTAAATCTTCAGGCCCTAAAAAGATGTATCCTGATACCGACCGGTAATTAGCCTCCGCATACTTCTTGCATTTATCATCATTGGCAATCTTACCAATGTTAGATAACATCTTTTGCCTCCATTCATCACAAAACTCTACCCTTACATCCATCCAATCAGTACCATAATTGTGATCTTTTGGATGTCCGACCGATATTACCTTTATGTTATTCACACCATATTCATAAAGGCGTTCGCCCACCTTATTCGCCCATTCCTGTACAAAAGGAATAAACTTATTGCAATAAGAATCAAAATCAAAATCTAATTCATCCTCATATTCTGGCATCTCTTCATAATCTTGTTCAAAGAAATAGCGAGGATCTGCTATTGTTTCATAGAAACTTACGTTAATGAAACAAAACTCGTTGGTTGTCGTTTTTAATATCATAACTTTTTGTATTTACGTACATTTTTCTTGCCATAGAATCTACACATGGCACGAATCTGACTATAAAATACTTTTGTCCTCCTGGCCTCAAAGTATTTAAACATTTCTTCATTCTTTGTTTCCCACACGTAATCCGTTTGGGAACTCATGTGATTTTTGTCCTTGCGCGAATAATGGTAATATGATACCACAACACGTTTCGCACCATTCTTTACAGGTACGATATTCACATCTATGTTATTATCTGTCATATTATTATTGTTTTATGCATTATACAAATACAAAGAGCGCATACCTTCACAGGCCGGCGCTCCTTTCAATAAAAATGAAAAAACTAATATTACATAAACATATTGTTTTCTGCTCTTTATTACAATACTTTTGTTCCGCAATTATTATATCTTCCATGCTCTTTTTTCGTATCATTCAAAATTTCAAAAACCATCTTCTTATGATCTTTGTTTGGCAACTTGTCTTTAATAGCCGATATTACACCAGCTATAGACGTAAAGCCTGAATCCGTTATTGAACATAGTAATAATCCCCTGTCATCGCTGGTGCTTATCGCTGACGCCTTTATAATATCATTCTTATATATTCTCATAACTTTTTTGTTTTATTGTTTGTGAGATGCCCAGAATCGAACCAGGACCGGTACATACATGCCGGCACGCCGCGTCATCCCCCTATATGATACAGAAATAGGCATGCCTATCCTCACGAACCGACATGCCAAAACCCAAAACTTAATTTGATGAATAAAATAGATTAACAAAAATACTATTCTAATTCTTTTATAATATCTTTCACAATATTCAGCCTTACCTCCTTCGTTTCTGGACTAAGACAACCAAACCACCCATAAAACGTTCTTGTTTCCTCTGGTTCTGTGGCCATACTTATCTTCTCTTCCAATTCCGGGAAATATATTCTTACCATTTCGTCTGAACGAAACTCATAGATATTTTTATGTGTTTTGAAATACATAAACACTACATTTCTTAACGCAACACATATATATTCCCCATCCTCTAACCTATCAATCATCTCATATACCTTTTCCCATATGAATAATCGCTCTTCTTTTGTAAACATATCCTTCTTTATTTTTGTGGTATTATTTGACTGTATGCAGACTTTTCCATGTACACAACACTATGCTCCTGTCCAAGTATTTTCTTTGCTGCCTCTTTCTTTATCGCACAATATCTCCCTGTACGATACGGATTCTTTTGATCTGATCCATCCTCGACTTCGATAATAAAACAGCCTCCGTCATCTATTATCTTTTTGCAATTGTCACATACTCCTCCCGTGCATATATGATGCGGCGCCTGACCTTTGATGTTATTCCCTAATAAAGCAATCCCCATCTCTTCTCCACATATCATGCAGACTTCTATAGACGGATTCAATCCGTGTTCTGGATGTAATGTAATACTGTCTTTCATTTTCTTTCCTCCTTTGTTTTTAATATTGTGTGAGATCGCCGGAATCGAACCGACCTACCGCACCATGAATCCCATAAAGCAAATGCTCCGATCTTCGCAGACGGGAGCATTCTGTCTAAAGCATAAGAAAATTAATGAAGAAAATCTTCCTCACTTACGCCATAGCATCTAAAATAGCTATCAACACTATTTCTATGACAAGCATAATAGAGAATGTCTTAAATATCTTTTTCATATCTCCTCCTTTTTTATCTGTTCTTTTCACGTTCCACAATAAACTGTTCCGGCTCTGCTCCGACCTACGTTCCACCTACAACCGCAGGCCTTAGCCCAAGGCGCCGCCTACTCCCCCTCTATGGCAGCCTGTTCGTACCTACAACACCAGTCTCCATCTATACAACTATTGCTATGCGATAACAAACATTTATCCTTATAACAATCATAAAAAATACATCTCTCACAACTGTAATCCCTAACATCTACACAGCTAACTACCTTAGCATATACTATACCATCACTGCCTTCTATTCCTTTTACCCCAAAAATAGAACCTTCTCCCTCCTTACTCAAATCTAAGTCAGGCGCAAAGTCATATACGTTCATGTTGTTTATGTTTTAATTGTTATACATTCCGATTACTACTAATCTATAGAATATAGGTTTCAACTCTCAACCTATTGAATTTTGTAGAATAAACTCACATTATGCCGTTTTAAAGCACTGTAAGTCTTAATTTTGTAGGAAAACCCTACATAATGCTGTTTTAAAACGCTGATCTGTTGAATGTTGTTGGAAAACCCTACATAATGCTGTTTTAAAACGCTGATCTGTTGAATGTTGTCTGTTGAATTTTGTTGGAAGGAAGTTGAATTTTGTTGGAAGGAAGTGCCCTCCCTCTCCCTCTCCCCAACCCCGGCTGATCCTCCGACTTTCTGCATAGAAACTGCGCTCTCGGCCTCACTACAGGCATACGGAGAGCGCTACAAGCTTATACTATGGCATGGGATATGGGGTGTTTAGAGATAATATCATTCCATAGAGAGAATAGAGAGCCTTCAGCCCACGCCCTACCGTCTGCTCCTCCTATCAAGATAGATATTCAAACCTATAATCAAAGCCAAAAACAAAAAGCAAAAGACCATTACAACATTATACTGATCCGCTCCGTACTCCAACATAGAACGAATACCAACCGACAGAAAATAAAGATCAGCTACTAATAAAAACCACCACATAAAACAAAAAAAATACAATAAGTATGTCCGAAAATACGGGTATTATAAAGCATAACTAATTGATAATCAAGCATACCTTATTTTTAAGAAAAATACAATAAGCCCAATTTTCAATCCATAGAGACGAAAAAGGCGGCATCCGACACCATATTTTGGGTCAGAAAACCGCCTACAGTTTCGTTTTAGACCAATTTTAACGACAATATATAGACAAAATACCGGCATTATATCCAAACAGCCTTATTTTTGTTTCAATTTGAACCAATATACGCATTCCTACCTTGTTTGTCGTCGTGTTCACTCTCAGAATATCCTACCCGTAAATAGAAAGAGTAGGATACAAAAATAGGGCTGCTCCGATATTCGAAACAACCCTATTCCTATTTAAATACTGTTTATATTTTCCTTAACGTACGTTCTTGACGTATGAACTTTACGCTTGCACTTTTCTTTTCCGGTATCGGAATGATACGCCTCTTTGAGATCACGATACAACATAAATTCACGATACGCTCTTTTCCGCTTTTCTTTGGCTTCTTTCCTGGACAGACCGCGAACATCTACCATGTAAGATTTAAATTTCCTTTCCATTTTCTTTATGCTTTAATTATGATTAACCCCAGCGGTTAAGTGCTTCAATATAGAAACCCTCCGCCTCTTTGTACTCACTTTCGCTTAATGTTTCCACTGTATCTATGTAGTTACGCAATGTTATTTTTACGCAACTGTTTTTAGATTTATTGAACGCTTCAGTTAAAGCGTTAATCATTGCTTTCTTTTCCATGCTATTATATTATTTATAATTTAGAGGTTGCTCTGGAATCGAACCAGACACGCATTCCTATTCTATACGAATTTTATGCTACAACCAACAGCCCGTAATTAGTACGTAGTTCTTGTGTACAGGCCCGTACTATGTTGTTATTATATTTTCCGTCTGCTACACTATTTCGCCACACATAACGGCATAGTGTCCTTGCGTTTTGATACGACACGTCCCTACATGGTAGGCTACATGCTTGTACCCTGTAATTTAATCTACAGCCTTGTTCTATTTTTTCGTGTAAGCAAGTAAGACACGTTTCGATCTGGAGATAAACCTCGTACAACGGTATGTTTTCCAAACTGTACTAACATACCTAACATAAACCACACTTATTTAGTGCAGTTCATGCAGCAATACCGTATTTTTAATTGCCAACGGCTTCGATACCGGTATATCTATCTCCAATATGTAAAATAACTCTCTGTTTTGTCAGCTTCAGTCTAAAGCATACGCGGGACGTGCACCCACTGACAACGGCGTACAGACGCGTTAAGGTACGCGCCCAACCTTGTTTTTCACTGCTGATTGCTTTCGTGTGCTAAATACTCAGATACACACTTTGCAACGGTACGAATAGAATAAGATTTGATCTTAACGGCTACATAAGTAGATTTATATTCGTCCGTCTCTTTAACGATCCATTTTGCACTACTTTTCGTTTCCAACGTTTCCGCGGTTGCAAATCCGAAAGGCTTATACTCACCGCCATAAACTACATTATCGGAGCACCAATCAGCTGCTTTCGCCTCAATTCCTTTCTCTTTGTCTACTTTGTTATCCTTATATACTTTAGAGTATAGGGAAAACTTAATAAAGGTGTCGCCGACTTTAGGTAACATTTGGCTACATACAGCAACTAAACGTTTTTTGTCTTTGGCGAGTGCTGCCACCTTCACCGCGTATTCTGCCGGTATTTCCAACGCTTTACATACCGCCTTGAGGTCTGCACAATTTGCAAATAAAGCATTGTACAACTTTACTGCACCTACTAAATTCGAGGCATTCTCTTTGATAACAGCGTTTTGCAGCTTGTTAACGTTCTTCTTCGTAATCATAACTCAATATATTTTAATTGTTAAACAAATGATATTCAATTTAATAGCCCACAACGCAGGCGATTAACAGATATAGATATAGTTAGCCCAACGGGTACACTATATAGGTTTATCATGTCAACTATGTGCTATCGCTTTAACACATTGCAAATATACTACATTTATCAATACTACAAATATATATGCTATCTTTTTTTTGTTAACTTGTATTAATTTCGATTATATTATCTGATTATCAGCAAGTTATAAAACGAACGAGAGCAGTATTATACGCGTACATTAATATGTAGAATATATGCTTATTTAAGTTGCTTATAATCAATAGGTTATAATAATACATTGATTATCAATAATTTAAATAAGTGATTGATAATCAGCGAGTTTTTAGGTTTGAGGTAAAAACGCGTTTCCGGTTTTCCAGCGAAGGGGGTGTGGGGAAGAAAACGCGTTTCGGGGGCGGGAGGTTCGTGATAGGTACCCCCTCTCTCCCATCACATAAACATTTCACCATTCCTCTCCCTCATCACATAAACATTTTTCATATCCCTCATCACATAAACATTTTTCATATCCCTCATCA